AGCGACGGATGTCCCAGCGGGACCACCAGCGTATGCCGAACCGATCTACACGTTCGCCGCACCGGCCGCACAGGTTCCGCCCCCTGCGCCCGGCGCGGCTGCCCCCGCCCCGGGACCCGCCCCGGGCGCGGGGGCGCCCATCAAACCCCAACGCACCGTGATCCTCGTCGGGATGCCAGTGGTCGACGCCAGCAAGGTGCCGTACAAGCCGACCGGCCTGCCGTACCAATCCCCCGAGCCGTACGTCGCTCTGCTCGAAGTGAAGCTCCGCCAGAACGAGGTCCCCGAGCAACTCGCGCAGGTCCTCGCCGATGTTCACCCGGACCCGGCCACGTCGACCGCGACGAAGTCCCTCACCGCATCGGACACGCACCCGGCGCGTCGGGCCGTGCTGATGGACCCGGCACCATTGGCCGCGGCGTCCGAAGCGATCAAGGCCGCGCTCGAACCGTACGGCACGACCGTCGATGACTATCCGTTCGTCGTGCAACTCGGCAACGAAGGACTCACCAAGAACGACGTGACCGCGTTGAAAGGCCAGGCGATCGACTTCGCCGGACTGATCGCAGTGCTCCCAGACGGCACCGTCATCCATGAGGACAAGGGCGCCGTCGCCCCAGCCGCAGCGGCATCGCCCCCCGGAGCGACAACGCCCGATACTGTTGCGGCGACGTAGTTACACGGATGTCGCCAGCCGCATCCGGTGCAACAGGAGGATGCCCATGACAGCACCAGCCTCAACGACCGCCGCAAAGACCGGCGATCGTTTCCGCGCCGCCGCCGCTGCGAAGCGCGCAGCGTTCGCTGATCCGATGGCCGGTGCCCCGGCTGCCGATCCGAACGCCGCGCCCGACGCCGCTTCGACCGGAGCGTCGATCACGCTCGGACTGGTCGCGGAGGACGGGACCCCGATCGGTGACATCGGCACGATCAACTACGACGGCGACCCGTCCGAGGTTGACAGCGCGCTCGCCGGTGTGCAGATCGTGTTCACGTCGCCGGACGTGGTCGACCTCGCACCATTGCAGTCGGCGCTGCAAGGACTCGGCATCAACGAGGCGCAACTCAACGACTCGCCGCCGGACGGCATCCCGCCCGAAGGCGGCACGTACACCGTCGCCGTCGTCGGCGGAGGCGCCGATGCGTCCGGTGCCGCGCCAGCGTCCGATGTCGCCGCACCATCGTTCTCGTGGACCCGCCCCGGCGACTTCGGCAACAACGACGTCGTGCTCGCCGACGACCCGACCGCTCCGCGCTGGGAAGGTCTCCTCGTGGTCGAGGGGATCAAGTCCGGCGACGGACGCCAGATCGACTTCGACGCGTTGACGTGGCGCAACCTGCCGCTGCCGCTGATGATGATGACCCGCAACCCGGTCGGCGGCGAAGGCCACGACGGAGCGGAACTCGCCGGACGGATCGACGCCATCGAGCGTCGCGACAACGGCGAGGTGTGGGGCAGCGGCATCCTCGACAAGGGATCCCCCGCCGGGCAGGAAGCGATGCGCCTCCTCACCCCCGACAAGGATGGCTTCACCCTCCTGCGCGGTGTCTCGGTCGACCTCGATGACGTCGAGATGGCGTTCGAGGGACCCGAAGGGATCATCGACATCGGTGACCTCGGCATGTCGGCCCCGATGAAGGTCGCCAAGGGCCGCATCATGGGAGCGACGCTCACGCCGTTCCCCGCGTTCCAAGAGGCACAGGTCACGCTCGTCTCCGACAACGCGCTGATCGCCGCTGTCACCGGTGGCGGCTGCGACTGCGACCATGAGGCAGCGATGGTCGCCTCGGCCGGGGACCCGATGAAGGGCGCCCAGGTTCGGGTGTTCACCCCGTTCGGCGCCGACGCCCTCGTCGCCTCCGCCGGTGCGCCGGTCATCCCGATCCGCCCACCGGCCGAGTGGTTCGCCTGCCCGTCGTACGACACGATCGCCGACGAGTCGGTTCGGGTCACGAGCGACGGTCGGATCTACGGCCTCGCCGCCGACGACAAGGCGTGCCACATCGGCTTCGCCGACCGCTGCGTGCGGACCCCGAAGTCGCGGGCGAACTACGGGTTCTTCCTCAACAAGCAGTGCGAGACCATCGAAGGCAACATGGTCGCGACCGGCCCGATCTTCATGGACACCGTCCACCCGTCGTTGAAGTTGAAGGCTTCGGACGCCTCGGCGTTCTACGCCCACACCGGATGCGCCGTCGCTGACGTCGCCGTGTACGACACGCCCAAGGGCATGTACATCGCCGGTGCCGTCCGACCGTCCGCCACCCCGGAGCAGATCCGTGCCCTGCGCGGCTCGGACATCTCCCCGGACTGGCGGGTCATCAACGGCCACCTCGAATGCGTCGCCCTGCTCGCCGTCAACACGTCCGGGTTCATCACCCCGGCGCTCGTGGCGTCCGGCGCCGACCTGTCCGACTCGGTCAAGCCCGGGCGACTCGCGGTCGAGGTGTCGTTCGAGACCGGCGAGATCCTGGCGCTCGTCGCCGCAGGCATGAAGCCGCACACCGGCGGCGAGGTCGAGGCGCTGCGCACGGAGATGGCGACCTTGCAGGCCACGGTCGACTCGTTGATGCAGGCACAACTCGCCGAGCGCAAGGCCGTCGCTCTCAGCAAGCTGCAAGCCCGCCGCCAGCGCGCCATCGACGCCCGCTTCGCCGAGGCTCGCTCGCGGTTTGCCCGCAAGTGAACACTTACTGACAATCTGTCAACTCACTTTACCCACGCTCCGTCACCAGCTAACCTGGTGTTATGCGCGTAACTGTCGCGGTGCGTGAGATCCGTTCGGGGGATGCCATCCTCGTTGAGGATCGGGACAAGCCGTTGATCGTCGCGTCCGTGCAGCGATTCCGCGGGCTGACGTCGATCACGGCGTGCGATCCCGACTCGGTTGAGCGCGACCCGTACGGCCAGGAGTACCCCACGGACTGCGTCACGTTCGTGCTGGACGACTCCGACCGCGTCGCTTCCCTCGTCTGATCTCGCGACTCTCGCGTGTTTCCCACGCGAGAGTCGCGGGGTATCCACCATTCCGGTAACGACACCCATGTAACTTGGGCGTCGATCGACGCGCGTAGTTCCGTCGTGAGCGAGCGGCATAGCCGTCCCGCGGTGAGTTCATCCACCGCCCGCGAGGGCTATCACGACGCAGGAGCACGACGCAGCATGGACGTCATCAACTTCCCCCAGGACCTCACGCAACTCGAAGCCGATCAGTTGACGGCTTTGGAGCAGCAGATCAACTCGCGCGGTGAGGAACTCTCCGACGCCGAGTCCTCGCCCGAGAGCGTCGAGGAACTCGAACTGCTCTCGCAGCAGGCCGACGCCATCGACGCCGAGAACAACCGGCGCTCGACCGAGGCAGCCGAACTCGACGGCCGCAAGGAAGCCGCCGGTGGCCGCTTCAAGAAGGACATCGTGAGCGAGCCTGCCCCGACCGTCATCGGCGAGAACGACGAGGACCTGGACGAGAACGGCAAGCCGAAGGCCAAGGAAGCGGCGCCCGAGCCAGCCGTCATCGACCAGATCGCCGCAGCGGTCTCGGCCGGTGTCACCCAGGCGCTCGCAGTCGCCGGGTTCACGGCGCCGAAGGGCGGAGTGCCCGGGAACGTCGCGGCTCTGTCGGCCCGCCAGTCGGCCCGCTCGAAGCTCCGCGAAGGCAAGGACGCCAGCGACGCTTTCATGGTCGCCACGGCGCACGCCCCGCACATGCGGGAAGGCACGCCGTTCGAGGATCCGCTGGCCGTCGCTTCGGCGATCGTCAACAAGCGGCTCAGCCTGACGTCGGTGCCGGGCGGGACGCGCGACTTCGTGTCGATCGCCCACACCGACAAGTTCATCGAGGGCGAGGGTCTCTCGCAGATGGACGCGGCGGAGAACTTCCGCATCCTCCGCGATGTCCAGGCCGGTGCCCCGAAGGCACTCGTCGCCTCGGGCCACGCCTGCGCGGCGTACGCCCCGAGCTACGAGTTCTTCCGGCTGGCCGAGCCGCAGAACCCGTTTGAGCAAGGCACCAGCGTGGTGCAGGCTCCGCGTGGCGGCATCAACTACATCGTGCCGCCGTCCGTCGCCGCCGCCGCCGCGGCGATCGACATCTCGGCTCAGAACCGCAACTTCGCGGCGGGCTTCGTCCAGTTCTCGGCCGGGCCGAAGGCGTGCATCACCGTCTCCTGCCCGAGCACCTCGTCGGCAGAGGTGTCGGCCGTGTCGCAGTGCGTCACGTTCGACAACCTCAACTACAAGGTGTTCCCGGAGCAGGTGTCGGCGTTCCTTGAGGACGTCGCCGTCCAGTTCACGTCGACCAAAGAGGTGTTCTACCTCGACTACGTCAACTCGAACTCGACGGCGGTCACCGGGAACTTCTGCTACGGCTTCTCGCGCAGCTTGCTGCACGACTGGGTCGTGGCGACGGTCGGCTACCGCAAGCGTCAGGGCATGGCGTCCGACGCGACGATGGTCGTCGCCGCACCGGACTGGGCACGTGAGGCCGTGAAGCTCGACATGGCGATGGACGGGTATCAAGGTCTGTCGTACTTCGACATCACCGACGCCCACCTCGCCGCTGCCCTGTCGGCCCGCAACATCGACGCGATCTGGTACAACGACAACCCGACCGGTATCACGCCGTCCCAGAAGTTCAACGCTGCGCAGGCGGTCGGTGGCCTCAACCAGTTCCCGACCAAGGTCAAGGCGTACATCTACGCACCAGGGACGTTCGTGCGTCTCGACGGCGGCACGCTCGACGTCGGCCTCGTGCGTGACAGCACGCTCAACCGCACCAACGACCTGCAACTGTTCATGGAGGAGTGGATCGGCATCGCGAAGCTCGGCTTCGAGTCGGTCGGCCTCCTGAGCACGCTGTGCGTCAACGGCTCGGGTCCTGCCGGGGTCACGCCTTGCACCTGCCCGTGATCTGACCTCCTCAACGACTCAACAGTGATAGGACGCGGCGAGGGTGCCACCTTGTAGCAGCCGAGGTGGCACCCGAACCGTCCTGTCAACCATCGAGAACCAGGAGTGAATCATGTGGGGTCTACGGGTCCAGGCACAACCGATTGCGGGCGAGGTTCCCCCGCACAACCTGCTCGCCGCCGCATGGCCCGGACAGGTTGACCCGGACTGGGCGAACATCCCCGGGATCAGCGAGGATTGGCAGCACGCCTGGCGCGGTGGCGTGAAGTGGCGTCCGACCGGCTGCGTCGGCGCGAACGCATGGGATCCGAACTGCGGGAACTTCCCGAAAGAGAACAAGTCGACACCGCCGACCATCCCGGCGATGTTGGAGACCGACACGTTCGTGATCGAGACAGCGATCTCCTGCACGCTCGTCGGCAACGCCAACGGCCTCGTGACCGACGAGTACCGCCGGATCGCTCTGATGCAGTTGGATCTCGGCACACCGAAGGCGTTGGAGGCACAGTTCTGGTCGGGCACTCTCGGCTCGCGGATGCAGTCCCTCGACTCGGCAGCGACCGAGATCACCGGTCTCACGTCGGCGGCGACGGTCGTGACCGGCTCCACCATCTTCGACCGTCAGGTCGGCCTGGCGATGGCCGAGCGCGCGCTGTCGGGATGCGGCGCCGGGACGAAGGGCATGATCCACGCACCGGCGTGGCTTGTGACACTGTGGATCGGCGACGGCATCGTCTACGAGAAGGACGGCTACCTCGTGACCGCAGGCCGCGAGGATCGTGTCGTCGCCGGATCCGGCTACCCGGGCACCGGCCCGAACGGTCTCGCCATCACGAACCTCGACACGTGGATCTACGCGACCGGACCGGTCGAGATCTACATTGACGAGGGCGTGATGATCGGCGAGACGCTCTCCGAGTCGTTCGACCGTCGCACGAACGTTGTCGAGATGCGCGCCGAACGACAGGCACTCGTCCGCTTCGACCCGTGCTGCCACTCGGCGATCCTCCTCAACGCTTCGAGCAACAGTGGTGGCGGTGGCTGATGCCCGCCGGTTGGCGGGGCTTCGCGGTGATGGTCGCGTTCACGATGCTCGTGTTCGCGACCGCCCCGCTGCTCCGCACCCGTGACCCGCGTGTCCGCGACGGATGGTACGAGTGATGAGAACCACACGCGAATGCGGGCCAGGCGAGTACGAGCAGGGGGTGATGCCGACCGTGCGCGGGACGTATCACGACATCCCCGAGCCGGGCGAAACCGAAGGCGACCTGTTCGACCCGACGACGATCACGGTCACCACCAAGTCACCATCGGGTGTCATCACCAACTACACCACGCCGACCGTTGAGATCTCCTCGACCGAGGTCGGCTACTGGGACTTCAACTTCCCTGACCCGCTGACCGAGACCGGCAAGTGGGTCGTCACGTTCGTCGGTGGAGGAGCGTCGAAGTCGACGTGGTTCACCGTTGTCAGAGCCGCCGTGTACGTCTGATGGTCCCCGAATGATCACGTGCGGTCAACTAGATTCCTGTCGACGTAGTTCTCCCCGGAGGAGTGTTCAATGGCATCCGTCAACTGGTTGACCAACAAGGGCAAGCTCAAGCTCATCCAGGGCGACTGGGATGACTCGGGCGGCACGGCGTTCCGGCTCGGCCTCATCAACGGCACGTCACGTCCGACAGGGATCGACACCGCGGCCGAGGTCGCGGACATCAACTTCGTCACCGACTTCCTCGCAGCGACCGGCGTCGCCGAGTTGACGGTCGCCGGGTACTCGCGTCAGAACCTCACGCGCTCGAACGCGACCGAGGACGACGCCAACGACCGGGTCAACATGGACGCCTCCGATGTGGTCATCTCCGGTGTCGCCGCCGGGGAGACGATCATCGGCGGGTTCGTGTTCGAGTTCGTGACGAACGACACCGACTCCCCGGTCATCAGCGTGTTCCTGTTGGACGCGCCCGGAATCCCAACCAACGGGTCAGACATCACGTTGACCATCACCGATCTGTACCGAGCCTCGTAGGAGAATAGAGCCATGCCAGCACCATCCGGGTCCTACGCCGTCGTTCGATCGAACGTCTCGACCACCACGGCGATCACTGTCATCCAGGTCGCCACACCGGCGAACGTCGCGATCGACATCATCCGCGCGTGGGGCGGACAGTCGTCGTCCACGACGTCCGCAGCGACCGCGCTCGGTCTCATCAAGAAGTCCGCAGCCGCGACCGTGACGTCGCGTACCCCCGACTTCCTGACGGACGGTATGCAGGCATCGAAGTGCGTCGGTGGTTCAGCCGCGACCGGCATCACCGCCACGGTCGAGGGCACCGACCTGACGAACTACCTCTGGAACGAGGGGTTGAACATCGTCGGCAACGGCTGCCTGTACCTCCCGGTCCCCGAGGAGCGCATCGGCCTCGGCCCGTCCGAGTTCATCGGGTTGAAGCACTCGGTTGCCCCGACCGGCAACTGGCTGCACGGTGTCACGTGGCTTGAGTTCTCGTACTAACCTCAGTCCATGAAGGTGAAGATCACGCACTACCCGGACACCGTTTCAGCGCGCGGCTACTTCTACCCCTCGGGCAAGGGCGTGGCAGCGGAGACGCTGTCGGCCTCCCCGGGCGAAGATGGCACGCTCACCGAATGGGACGCCGAGGACGGGACCCGAGTGCGGATCGTGCAGCGCACCGACAAGCGCGGCGAGAACCTGTATTGCTGGGTGTCGACCGTTGACGCAGACGGTGTCGAGCACACCATCGAAGTCGAGCGCGGCTACTCCCACTTCGCGTTCGGGTCGGTCGAAGTAGCCATCTCGGGCTGACAGCGATGGGCAAGCTGATCATGGTCGGCCGCAAGCTGGCCGTGCTCGGCGTCGACCAGGAGAACCCGCTGCGCCCGTGGCACATCATGCAACCGGGCCGTCATGCCATCCCGCAGGTCGGTGACGCAGGCAAGACGATCGGCACGACCCTGTGTGGCCGTTGGGCGATCACGAACGGGTACGCCGCAGACTTCGCCCCACAAGGTCAGGAACTCTGCCCGGCGTGCTCGGAGCGGGTGTGAGCATCCCCCGCCGTCGCGCGACGCGACTCGTACTGTAGGCAGCGTGGCAGCGTCGGTCTTTAACATCGCCAAGGGCCGCGTCACTGAGCTATATAACCGTGTCGACCTCGGCGATCCGTCCGGGTCGCGGCTCGTCATCGCCGCGCTCGCCACGTCCGGGTTGCAGTCGGATGCGACGCTGCTCGACCTGGACACGTTCGCGGCGGTGATCGCCGGGGCGACGAACGAGGTGACGAACTCGGGGTACGCCCGCAAAGTGCTCGCCGCAGCCGACCTCGCGGCGATCACCCCGGACGACGCGAACGACCGCTTCGATCTCGACATTCCCGATCAGACATGGACCGGGATCGGCACCGGGGACGGATGGTCGAAACTGGTGATCTGCTACGACCCGTCATCGGCCGGGGTGACCGACGCTCTGATGGTGCCGTTGACGTTGCACGACTTCGCCGTCACCCCGGACGGGGCCGACATTCTCGCCCGGATCGCCAGCGCCGGGTTCTACCGGGCCGCGTGATGGCTGACGCCCCACGCCTCGGCGGTGTCGCCACCGTCGCCTCGATCCCATCCTCGATCGGCCAGCAACAGGCCGTCACCTCACGCTGGTCCGCTCCCAACAAGCTCACGGACCCGGGAACGCCGCCGACCGGAACCGGTCACACGTGCGCATGGTCGCCGGACGGCCGGTTCCTCGCCGTCGCTCACTTCACTTCGCCGAACATCACGATCTACGAGCGTGCCGGGACGACGTTCACGAAACTCACCGACCCGGGCACGCTGCCCGCCGGGACGTCGTACTCTTGTGCGTTCTCATCGGACGGGCGTTTCCTTGTTGTCGGCCATACGACCACGCCGTTCATCACCATCTACGAACGGTCGGGCACGACGTTCACGAAACTCACCGATCCGGTGTCGCTACCTGGCAGCACGACGTTCGGTGTCGCGTGGTCACCGGACACACGTTTCCTCGCGTGCGCCAGCACCTCGACCCCGTTCATCCATATCTACGAACGGTCGGGGACCACGTTCACGAAACTCGCCGATCCGGCGGACCTGCCGATCGGAGCCACCAACGGCAACGGCTGCGCGTGGTCGCCGGACGGCCGCTTCCTCGCTCTCGTCACCACGCTGACTCCATACGTTCACATCTACGAACGCACCAACACGACCCTCACGAAACTCGCCGACCCGGCGTCGCTGCCCACCGGCCTTGGGCAAGGTGCTGGCTGGTCGCCCGATGGACGGTTCCTCGCTATCGCCCACTCGACCTCGCCGCGCGTCACGATCTATGAACGGTCCGGTTCGACGTTCACCAAGACGGCGAACCCGAACTCGCTTCCGGCCAGCGACGGCCAGGGCTGCGCCTGGTCGCCGGACGGCCAGTTCCTCGCGGTCGGCCACAGCAACTCGCCGTACATCGCGATCTACCAACGGGCCGGAACAAGGTTCATCAAACTGACGGCCCCGGCGTCCACACTGCCTCAACTCAGCGAAGTGAGCGCGTTCTCACCTGACGGCCGGTTCCTCGCGGTCCCGCACACCACGACGCCGTTCGTCACGATCTACGAGACGAACGAGACGGGCCGCTTGACCGAGATGCCATATGCGTTGACGTTCCGGCCGTGGCTCGGTGGTGACTGATGACGATCACGTTCACCGGGGCCGGTACAGCGAACGCCGCGTCGGGTGCGTCGCCGCAGGCCGTGACGACCGCCGTCGATCTGAACGTCGGCGACATCGTCGTCGCGTTGATCGCTTATGACAACTCCGGTGGCGGTGGCGCTGATCCGATGTCGGGCACGATCACCTTCACCCCGGCGTCCGGGTCGGTCGGTGCTTCCGTGTCAGCCCAAACCGGGGCGAACGACCCGTCCACCGCCAGCAACGGTCTCGACGTCCGCTGCGTCGCGTTCCCGGTCACCTCGTTCATCGCTTCGGGCACGTCCGTCAACGTGGCCTGGTCCGGCACGCTCGTCGCCCGCGCTGTCGCGTTTATGAAGGTGTCCACCCCCGGGGTGCTCACGTATCGCACGAACTCGGGGGCGACCGGAGGCAACACGGTCGGTGCCGCAGCTTCGACGGCGCTCGTCACACCATCCGTGACCCAGGATGAAGGCGTACTGTGCTGGGTCGGTCACGAGAACGGTGCTGCGGTCACCGGCGACGCCGACACCACCAACGGCTCATGGTCGGCGGTGTACGGCACGTTCAACGGTGCCGGTGCGACCGGCATGGCCGCCTACTTCCAATCGAAAGTCGTCAACGCCACCGCCACCCAGTCGTTCAGCGCGACCGGCACCTCATCGGACTGGATCACCGGCTGCCTGATCTTCACCGAAACGTTCACCACCACACCTGACCCGGTCGTCAAGACGTTCGCAGTCCACCGATCGACCCGCTGGTGATGGAAAGATAGGAACCCATGCCAGCCCCGATCTACGACTGCTCGACAGAAGCCGCAAGGTCGTTCACGACCGGGGCGAAGTCGATGCTCGGCGTCAAAGCCCACGCCAACTCCGGTTTGCAGGTCGTCGGATTCGAGATCGCCTTCGACGGGATCTCCGCATCCGCCGTCCCCGCATCGGTCGAACTGTGCTACTGCACGTGGGCGACGAACTCGCCGGGCACGAACTCGACGTCAACGACGCCACGTCAACGACTCGGCCGCGTCCTGACCGCCGGGTTCACATCGGGCACGCTGTGGACGTCGGAGCCGACAACGGTGACACCATTGCTTGAGAAGTACCTCACGCCGAACGGCGGGCTTCTCATCTACAACTTCCCGCTCGGCACCGAACCAGACTGCGCGCTCGGTGAAGGCTTCGTCTTGCGGATCAACACGACTGCGACGGTCAACGCCCGCGGCACTCTTTCGGTGACTCGCATCTAGGCGGTAGCTGATGGCCCAGCTAGGCCGCGGCCAACCGACCAATGTTCGTATCGTTCAGGGCGCACGTACGCGTCTGCTGCTCGTTGATGTCGAGCAGGCCGTCGAAACCGACACCGCTCAAACCATCACCTATGTCCCGGTCAAATACCCGTTGGCCGGGTACCGCAGCTATGTCGCCCGCACCATCACCGCGGTGTTGCGACAGGACCAGTGGGGCAAATATCTCGTCCCCCTGTTCCGCTGGCACAAGCCGGTGCGGCTCTCACCGCCTGCGGTGCTGCCGGGCAGTTCGACGTTCGAGACATCATGGTCGCCCGATGGCCGGATGCTGGCCGTCGCTCACACCGGCACCCCGCCGTTGAAGATCTACGAGCGTTCCGGGACGACATTCACGAAACTCGCCGATCCGGCCTCCGCGCTGTCAGCGGGAAGCACGATCGCGTTCTCGCCGGATGGCAGGTTCCTCGCCGAGGGCGGCGGAGCCTCCGTGTTCCTCATCATCTACGAACGCTCAGGGACGACGTTCACGAAGCTCGCCGACCCGGCGTCGATGCCTGGGCAGGGCGTCAACGGACTCGCATGGTCGCCCGATGGACGGTTCCTCGCGGTCGCCCACACGACGAACGTGACAATCCGCATCACGATCTACGACCGCACCGGGACAACATTCACGAAAGTCACCAACCCGGCGACGCAACCAACAGGAAGCGCCGCAGGGTGTTGCTGGTCGCCGGACGGACGTTTCCTCGCCGTCTCCCACGCGACCACGCCGTTCATCACCATCTACGAACGCACCGACACGACCTTCACGAAACTCACCGACCCGGGATCCCTCCCAGCGGGCAACGGCTCGGGTGGCATCGCGTTCTCCCCGGATGGCCGCTTCCTCGCAATGGGCCACTCCACGACCCCATTCATCACGATCTACGAACGATCGGGTAACACGTTCACGAAACTTCCCAACCCGGCGACACTGCCCGGGGCGGCGGGTGGCTGCTCGTGGTCGCCGGACGGCTCGCTTCTCATGCACGTCGGAGCGACAGTGACTCTGTACCGCAGGTTCGGCTCCGAGTTCCTGGCGATGGTCGCCCCCGTCCTGCCGACCGGCAACGGATCGACCAAGGGGAGCGCCTGGTCACCGGACGGAAGGTTTATGACGCTGCCCATGTCATCCGGCTCCACCGACATCCTGTTCTACGAGACGTCCGGTGAGACGGTGTACGAGGACGACTTCTATCTGTGGATGCCAGATCCGGGGGAACTCTGATGGCCGACGCCTTGAAACCTTCGATGACGCTCGTCGTCCGCAACCTCTCTACCCAAGACGGCGGCGACGTCGGCCAGGACCGGCCGCAATCGACACGGGCCGAGTTGGTCTATCCGTGGATCACCCCAACTAAGCTGACCAACCCGGGGACCTTGCCGCCGGGGAATGGTCTCGCTGCTTCGTGGTCGCCTGACGGCCGGTTCCTCACCGTCAGCGGCGCTGGCGCGATCAACTACTTCGTCACGTACGACCGGACCGCGTCGACGTTCACGGCCCTGCCCGACCCGGTGACGCTGCTCGGCAGCGACGCACAATCGTGCGCATGGTCGCCGTCAGGCCGATTCCTGGCGTTCGCCCAAGGCATCGCCATCACGATCTACGAACGCACCGGGGCGACGTTCACGAACATCGCGGGCATCACGCAACCATCAGCAGGAAGCACCTTGAGTTGCGCCTGGTCGCCAGATGAACGGTTCTTCGCTGTCGGCACCGGCAGCACGCCGTTCGTCACGATCTACGAACGCTCGGGGACGACGTTCACGAAACTCTCCAACCCGGCATCGTTGCCACCTGACCTGTGTACTGGGTGCTGCTGGTCGCCGGACGGACGGTTCCTCGCTCTTGGCACCGGCACCACGCCGTTCGTCATCATCTACGAACGGAGCGGCACCACGTTCACGAAACTCTCCGACCCGGCATCGTTGCCAGCGAACATCGTGACCGGGATTGCGTTCTCGCCGGACGGCAGCCTGCTCGCAACCGCTCATTTTGTTTCTCCGCGCGTCACGATCTATCAACGGTCCGGGACGACGTTCACGAAACTCGCGGACCCGGCGACGCTGCCAGCGGATGACGGTCGCTCCTGTGCCTGGTCCCCAGACGGACGGTTCCTCGCTGTCGGTCATTCGAGCACCCCGTTCGTCACGATCTACGACCGGTCCGGGACGACGTTCACGAAACTCGCCGATCCGAGCACTCTGCCCACCGGTAACGGCAACGGCTGCGCATTCTCACCGGACGGTCGATTCCTCGCGGTCGCGCACGCGACGACGCCGTTCGTGACGATCTACGAGACGTCGGGCGGGTTCCCTCCCCGTGGCGGTCTGGTGCGTGTGCTCAACTTCGGTCTAGAAGAAACGTAAAGGACGGACGATGCCTACCGCTTCCGCTGATGGAACCCAGACGTGTGTGATCTCAACCGAGCACACCTTGACGACCCGAACGGCCGCGGGGACGTATGTCCTCGCGCTGAACTTGGCGCCGCTCGCCGCCGGTGACGTGATCGAGGCCCGCGCCTACCTCAAGGTGTTGACCGGCTCCACCGAACAGGTGTTGTACATCGACGCGTGGGCTGATGCGCAACCGACCGACGACGAGGTCAAGCTGTTCGTTCCGATCCCCACTGTCTGGTCGGTGAAGTTCACGTTGAAGCAGACCGCCGGGACCGGTCGTTCCATCGAGTGGTCGGCGATCCTGCTCTAACGGGACAACCATGAGCCTGCCCTGGATCTCCGCGCGCTGGACCTCGGCGCTGGCATCCCCGCCGCCGCCGATCTCGATCAGCGTCCCGACCGGCGACCTGCTCGTCAGCGATCTCGTTGTCAGCGACAACTTCAACCGTGCGGATGGTGGACTCGGTTCGGCCTACACCACGATCGTCGGCTACAGCGTCCCGGAGATCAACTCGAACTCGGTGATCGGCACGGCCACCGGCAGCACCTTCCACGGGGCGCTGTACACGGACCGAGTGTTCACCGACTCCCAATATGTGCAGGCGACCGTGTCCGTACCCGGCCTCACTTCGCAAGCCGGGGTCGTGGTCCTCTCCGACAGCGACAGAGGGAACGCCTACACGGCCTTCCTTGCCGAATCGGCCGGTACTGGCACGCTGCGCGTCACACAGATCGTCGGGTTCGTGTCCACCACCCTCCTCACCGTGACGGGCCTAGCGACGTCCGGGGTTGTTCGTCTCGAAGTGTTCAACCAGGTTCTCAGGGTCTACTTCGACGGGACGCTACGGGTCACCAAAGACGTTCACTCGCCGGTGAGCGGAGCACCGGGCATCTTCGTTTTCAAGAGTTCGACGCAGGCATCTGGAAACGTTGACAACGTTGAGTTCGGGAACATGTCGACGGCTCCCGTTGTGGCGCGCACGACCCCCGTCGTTGAGGTACTGGTGTTTGACCAGATGCGCCGCCGCCAGACGCTCAATGCGGCCGTGCGTCGCCCACCAGATCGGTCTGCGCTTTGGAACCAGGCGCTCCGCCGCCGCTACCAGCAGCCACCCGACGAGATCATCCACCCGCCCGAACTAGAGCTTGAGTTCCTAGTCGACCACTCACGCCATCGGATCACCATCGACGTCGCAGTGCGAAGCACGTTCGTTCGAGGACCACCGACTTTCGCCCCGTACCTTCACGCTCAGAAGCGGCACACCGTCCCCGAGGAGATCCGTCGCTTCCCGTGGATCGCGTCCACGTTCTCAAGCAACTTCACCTCACCATCCAGCCCTCAATCGTTGACACTGCCCGCTGGGATCGTCAGCGGCGATCTGCTCATCCTGTGGGCCGAGGCGGGCGGCGCGTCAGCGTTGACGCTGAGCGCGGGTTGGTCGCTGATCGCGGAGCAGGGCAACGGTCCACGGCTCAACATTTGGGCCAGGCTCGCAACCGGGTCGGATGCGACCACGATCCAGACGACCCCGACGTTCTCCAACCTCGCGTACGCGATCGCGCGGATCGTCAACCACGGCGTCACATCACTCGCTGATGCACCGTCCGTCTCGGACATCGCGGTCACGGCGGCTGCCAGCGGAGCCTCGACCAGCCCAGACCCGCCGTCGTTGACCGTGCCGAGACCTGGCGACTGGCTGTGGCTGGAATCCTCCGGGTTCGGCATCGACAGCCCGTCAGCGGTCTACTGGTCGACGGACTACGGACCGGTCCTGACGTCGGCCGGGACCAACGGCAACGTCATGGTCGGCGGCCGGAACCTGACGGCGACGACCGAAGATCCCGGCGTCATGCACAAGTCTGGTTCGCAGACTTCGCGCACGTACACGCTGGCAATCCCACCGTTCGGCATCAACGTGCCTGTCGGCGTACTCACGTTCTCGGGTCTCGTCCCGGACATCGGCAACGTCAACACCGATGCCCTGCCGTTGCAGGTAGACCAGAGCCGCCGCCGCGAAACGCTCAACGTCGCCACACGCCGCGACCTGGATCGTTCCGCGCCGTGGCGGTACGCGCAACGCCGCTACCGCCAGACGTTCGTGGACTTCCTGTCCAGCGTGACGATCCCGATCCCGCCAGGCGATCTCGTTCTCGCCGGTGACGACGGCTTCGTCAGCAACATCGACGTTCTCGACAACGGCCTGCCGCTGTACGTCGACCAGAACCGTCGACGCTCCGCGCTCGACGTCGCGGTGCGCCGCCCGCCGGACCGCAACGCCGCACTCCGCAACGCGCTCAAACGCCACGTCGTGTGGGAGGGCGTATTCCGCTACCCGTACGTCATCGAGTCGGCCACCACGTCGATCCCGGATACGGGCGCGATCGGGACGCCCTTCGCGTTCAACATTCCCGCAGGCGTCGAGGCTGGCGACCTGCTTCTGGCCTACGTCGGAGCGATCCCGACATCGGGCACGAGGATCGAGATCCCGGACGGATGGCACCTCATCGCTGGCGCTGGATCGAGTAACTCGATCGCCGTGTTCGGCCGGATCTCCGATGGGGCAGACCCGGCGAGCATTCTGTTGGGGAACAGTGCCAACAGGGACATGGCCGTCATCGTTCACCGCGTCGTCCAGCACGGCGTGCGCGACCTCAAGAATGACATCACGGCGGGGGGTGGCCAAAGCGGGAACAGCACCATCCCTGACCCGGCGAACGTGACCATGTTGATCGACGGGGTCGCCCCGTCGCCATTCCTCGACTATCTGGTCATCGAGGCCGTGGTTTCCAACACCGCCGTGCCAGCGGACGCGTACGCGTCCGTCGGGTACTCGGAACTGTCCCGCCTGACTGTCGACGCCGCGTCGGTAGCAACAGCATCCAGGGACATCACGACGCCCAGCGAGAACCCGGGGACGATGCTGCTCGCAACGTCCAACTTCTGGTTCGTGAGCACCATCGCGATCCCGCCAGTCAACTCGCTCTCGATCGACGGTTGGGCGCTGCGGAACGCGAACTCCAACGCGAGGGACCGCCGGTCGATCGCCACGGCCGTGCGCCGCGATCCTGACCGCAACGCCCAGGCCCGCAACGCGACGGCACGGTTCCGCCAGTTCAACTTCGACCTGGTCGCCACCACAGCGCAGTCGATCGACATCCCGCCAGGGGATCTCGTTCTCGTCGGCGTCGAACCGACTGTCGCGGGCACCGGCACCGCGACGATCGCGATCCCTGCCGGTGTGCTCACGATCGACGGTGTTGCGCCGACCGTCGCAGGCACCGGGACAGCGACCATTCCGATCCCGCCCGGTGTCATCACGATCGACGGCGTCGCGCCTGTCGTCACGACCGCCTACGACCCGCCCCTCATCACCGACATCAACCGTCGCCGCTGGGCGCTCGCAGCCGCCGGTCGCCGCGGCCCACCATCGCCTGCCTACCTGCATCGAGTTCGCCGCCTCGACGTCAACCTCATCGCCTTCCCTCAGACGATCCTCATTCCGAACGGCGACATCACGTTCGCCACGGACACGCCGCCGACCGTGGATGTCGGCCTCGACCCGGCGCTCCTCGCCGACCAGAATCGCCGTCGCTCGACCCTCGCAGTCGCGACTCGGCGCATCCCGGCCCGCTTCTGGGTCCGCAAGTCGAAGCTCGACGTCAACCTCGTCGCTTACCCGCAGACCATCACGATCCCACCCGCGGATCTGGTCCTCACCGGCGTCGAACCAGTCGTCACGACCAACATCGACCCGACGCTCGTTGTCGACCAGAACCGACGTCGCCAGACGTTGGCAGTCGCAACCCGGCGACTCCCGGCTCGGCCTCTGCCCCGGGCGCGTCGCCTCGACGTCAACCTGCTCGCCTACGCGCAGACGATCACGATCCCGCCGGGCGATCTGGTCCTGACGGGCGTCGAGCCGACCGTCACGACCGGCTTCGACCTGTCGACCGCCAACGACGTCAACCGCCGACGCTCAACCCTCGCCACCGCCGTCCGGCGTGTTCCCGCTCGTATCTGGCCTCGCTCCCGACGCGACACCGTCGCTCTGATCGCCTACCCGCAAACGATCCTCGTTCCACCCGCCGATCTCGTGTTCACCGGCGTCGAGCCGGGCGTCACGGCCGGGATGGACATCGCCCTCATCTACGACCAGGGTCGGCGCCGCACCACAGTCAACACAGCGACCCGACGCGCCATCGTGCAACGTCCGGCACCCCGGCGCCAGTCGCAGATCCTCGGCGAAGCGCAGACCATCACAATCCCGCCAGGGGACCTGACGCTGACCGGCATCGCGCCGACGATCACCGCCCCGGCGACCATCCCGGTCCCTCCGGGCATCATCACGTTCACCGGTGTCGAGCCGACCGTGTCGACGTCGATCGACCCCGGGCTGTACATCGACATCAACCGGCGTCGCTCGACCATCGCCGTCGCAGCCCGCCGCCTCCCGGCGCGGCTGCACCCGCGGCCACGTCGTCTCGACACCAATCTCGTTGCCTATCCGCAGACGATCTTGGTGCCGAACGCGGATCTCGTGTTCACCGGCGTGGCGCCGACACTCAGTGGCAGCGGCACGACGAGCATCCTCGAACCGACCGGAGCGCTGACGATCACCGGCGTCGCCCCGTTCGTGTCCTCGACCGGCGGGTTCAACGTTCAAGTCCCAACCGGCCAAGTCGTCCTCACCGGCGTCGAACCCGTCGTGTCGACGGGCATGGACCCGTCGCTGTACGTCGACGTCAACCGTCGCCGCTCCACCATCGCCGTCGCCGTCCGTCGCCTCCCGGCCCGCTTCTGGGTGCGCCTCCGCCGCCTCGACCCGAACCTCATCGCCTTCCCACAAACCATCACGATCCCACCGGCGGACCTCACGTTCACCGGTGTGGCCCCTGTGGTCACCGCTACGGGCACAGCGACCATCCTCGCCCCCGTTGGTGCGCTCACCGTCACCGGCGTCGCACCGGCCGTTACAGCCACCGGAACGGCCACAATCCTGCTCCCGGTCGGCCCCATCACGTTCGAGGGAATCGCCCCGGTCGTCCTCGCCGGTGACGACCCGATCTACGCGATCGACGCCGGTGCCGCCTACCGCCAGGCCGTCAACACCGCTGCCCGCCGCGACCCGGACCGCTCAGCACCGTGGCGCTACTACCTCAACCGCTACCGGCGCGATCGCCAGGGCGCGCTGCTCGCCTCCGCCGTAGCGGCTGGCATCCCGCTTGTCCCGAACTTCTCGGGCCGCGAACAGTTGCAGGTCCGCCTCGTCGCCGGGCGCCGCGTCGTGTCGACCGCCGCCCAGTACGTCATGGCGCGCCGGTTCCACCAAGCGCCACCCGCAGGCGAAGCGCAGACGATCCCGATCCCACCGGCGGATCTCACCCTCGTCGGCGTCGAGCCGATCATCACGGCCACCGGCACGGCGACGATCCTTGCCCCCGTCGCCGACCTCACGTTCGCGACCGACACACCGCCGGTCGTCTCGGTCGGGATGGATCCGGCGCTGTACGTCGATACCAACCGGCGCCGCTCGACACTCGCTGTCGCCGTCCGGCGCATCCCACCCCGGTTCTGGGTTCGCAAGTCGCGCCTCGACGTCAACCTCGTCGCCTACCCGCAAACCATCGTCGTCCCGCCTGCCGATCTGACATTCGCGACTGACACCCCGCCGACTGTCACGGCCGGGATGGACATTGCGCTCATCTACGACCAGGGTCGCCGCCGCTCGACCCGCAACGTTGCAGTCCGCCGCCCACCAGTCCGCCCGGTTCAGCGCATCCGCCGGGTCGGTTCGAGCATCCTCGGCGCACCGTCCACCATCGTCGTCCCGCCCGCCGACCTCACGTTCCTGGGTGTCGCCCCGACCGTCTCGGGGACCGGGACGCGCAGCATCGTCGCGCCGACCGGCGTTCTGACGCTGAGCGGCGTTGCACCACAGGTCGCAGCGTTCACGAGGATCACGGTCCCACCCGCCGCGCTGACAATCACCGGCGTCGCACCGATCATCACGGCCGGGTCGGTCACCATCCTCATCCCGAGCGGCACGCTCATCGTCGCCGGGCGCGCCCCGACGATCACCGGGACCGGCACGGCAACGATCCTCGCTCCAACGGGCAACCTGACGATCACCGGTGTGCCGCCGGTCGTGACCGGCGCTGCTTCCGCCAACCAGATCCCACCCGCCGCGCTCACCATCGTCGGTGTCGCCCCGATCATCACGGCCACCGGCTCCGGGACGGTGCTCGTCCCGACAGGTCAGTTGACGATCACGGGCCGTGCGCCATCAGTGGCGGGCAGCGGACTCGCAACCTCGATCCCGGTCCCGCCCGGCGTCCTCGTTCTCACCGGGGTCCCGGTCGGCGTCCTGTTCCGTGGCACCGTCGACTTGGAGACGCTGGTCCCGACCTGCACGCTCGAAGTGCTCGTCCCGACGCTCATCCTCGACGTGCTGGCGCCGACCGTGTCACTCGTCAGCGGGGCGACCATCGTCACGTTGACAGTGCTCGCCCCAACCGTGACGTTGACGCAGTCAGCGGATTAACCGGAGTGAGCGTCGCCACCAGCGACGTTCGCGACCGGGACCACCGGCACGCCCTCGCCCGGAGCGAGGAGACCGCGCTGCGACTTGATGACCGGCGTCGAGCGGCGCACGATCGCAACGGCGACACCGATCCACGCGATCAACTTCCCGCCCCACTTCGTGACCGCTTCGGCCTTGTCGGACGGCAACTCCTGTGCGATCTCGCTGACGGCGATCGGCACGATCAGAGCGATGGCGACGAGCCACGTGTTGACAGCGGTGCCGAGCACCTTGATGCGGGCGGCGAGATTGTTCATGCCCGAAACCCTACGACAGGGGACTGCGGTTGTCGGGGACCTCAGTGAGCGGGCAGCGTGCCGAGCGCCCAAGCATCGACCTTCGCCCACGTCTTGGGGCCGACGTGACCGTCCACGGTGAGACCGTTGACGCCCTGGAACGCCTTGACTGACGCCTCGGTCTGCGCGCCGAAGTCCCCGTCGATCGTCAGCTTGGCGAGCGCCTTGCGCACGAGCACACCTTGCAGGTAGCGCACGAGATCCGACTTGAAATGCGGATCCTTCAAGTAGATCGTGGCCTTGCCGGTGTCGAGCGGGTACAGCGACCACTGGCCGAGTTGCGGGTTGAACGGCGGGATGACAGGACCGCCGCCGCCGCCGCCTTCCTCCGTGAGGGTGCGCTCCGTGATCGCGTCGCCGACGTAGTCGCTCCCATGCCAGTCCTCGGACGGCACCTCGAAGTAGATCCCGAACTGCGGGGCGTTGTGAGCGAGCCACTGACGCGTGCTCAAGCTGAGCGAGTCGGGGATCGTGTCACCATTGAGCATCTCGGCGAAGTCCCGGGAGCGGCCCTTGCCGTGGTTCGAGGAACCAGGCGTCGCCGCCTGCGCCATCCCCGGCTTCAACGAGTAGTACGACCCCTCGTAGAAGTTGTAGTCGGCACGACCGGCGATGTACCCCTTGTCGTACCGCTGATCCTGCAACCCGATCTGCGCGGCGAGACTCCGATAATCACCGGTCGAGGACAGCGCGATCCCGGCCCGGATCGCGGCGGACTGCAACGCGTTGAACGAACGAACGCTGACGATGTTCAACATCAACCCTCGAACCGATGACGTCGCCAATAACGCCCGGGGCAGTTCGCCGTTCGGGACACCAGTCAGAACACTGATCGGCTTCATAGCGAACGGGGGTCGGGCCGGATCCATGACAGTGCTCATGCCACGCAACCGTAGTCCCCCGCGCCAACCCGGTCAGGTGATCTGCACAACCGTCACCCGGCTGCCGTCATACGCGGCGACGTACGCGAAGTTGCCGTGGTCATCGAGCACCACGTCACGGGCACCGTCCAACGAGATCGAACTGGCGACACTCGATCCCGTCCAGCCGGTCGTCGGGTTGGCCGGATCGCTGACGTTCCAGACTTGGAGCCGGTCGTTGAACGGGTTGCAGGCGAACACATGGTGGGAGCGCAACGGCAACGTCCCGTACACGGTCGGGTTGCCGAGTGTCGAACCGGCGCTGCCGACGAGGACCGGCGCTGTCGGTACGCGAACGTCCACCACGAGCAGACGCCCGCCGCCACCGACGTAGCAGTAGCCGCCGCGGTACGAGCAGCCCCAGCCCGGCGAGTTCGGTGCGCCACCCACGATGGTCGATCCGATGACATTGATGTTCCACGGGTCGGCAATGTCGATGACTGTCAGCCTGCTGTTCGGGGACCCCGCCTGGGTGGCGACGAACGCGAGCGTGGCGTCCTCGTTGATGTCGAGATGCCATGCCTGTTGGAGCGGGCCGAGGCTGACGGTCTCAGCGATCGAATCCATGATCGAGGGATGGGCCGGATCGGAGATGTTGAACGTGTGGAAGTTGCCGAAGTTGGACCCGATGTCACACGACCCGTAGGCGACGTTGCCGTGACTGGCGAGACCGCGCAGGTGAAAGAGTTTGGTGACGGTCGGCGGCTGCAACGTGAGCTTGTTGACGATCTGCGGGTTGGTGAGGTCGGAGAAGTCGACAGTGGTGAGAAACCCGAAGCCGAACGCCGCCAGCATCGCGTACTGATCCTTGAGGACGATCTCGGTGACCCCGTTCAACGCGAACTGCAACGGGCCAACGGCGGCAGGATCGAGCACCGACCCGACAACATACGGATTGTCGGGATCCATCACGTTGACCGCCGTGTACCTCCCGCCGAAGCACGCGCAATGCACGATCCCATCCCGATACTTCAACCCCTCGACGGAAGGCAGGAACGCCGTTCCAGCCGACCCGGTGCTTCCGCGGAGCGTCAGGACTGGATCCCCGGAATCGAACACGATTGGAGTGGTTCTCGTGATGTCACGCTCGAAGATCGGCCGTGTCGCACTGGGCTTCTGTCCTGGTTCGTGCGGCATCACAACCCCATGTCGGTTGCGATCGCAGCAAGGTCTGCGGCGGTCGGCGTGCCGCGCCACAGTCCCCAGGCGCGCATGAGCGGCCAGGGCTGCCCTTGGACTGGTCGCGAGTTAAAGAAGTTCCAGGTGGCAGCGAACCCGTCCCAGCGTTGCGCTGTGCCCGGGTTGTACCACTGGTCGACCACGGCGGCGGTCGCCCACCCGTTGCTGTTGTTGCGGCGGGCCACGTTGCGGTCTGCGTTCGCCGGGTTCGCGAAGCCACTGCTGTTGCCGGGCAACGGCCACCATGAGTTGAACCGATTGAACGGTGTGATGCCGTGGTTGTCGTCGTCGGTTTGCCAGACCCCGTTCAACTGGAAGTCGAACAGTCCCGAGACGATGTCGATCATGTCGACCATCAACTTGTTGTCGAGGAACCCGGATGCCAGCGTCATGTTGAAGTTGCTGCGGTCCTGGACGGACCAGTCGTTGCTGCCGTTCGCCGAGATCGCCGGGTAGACAGCGTTGTCATGCTCGATCGAATAGTTCGTGAAGCCGTAGCCCAACTCGTCGGACCAGCGCCAAATCACGGGACCTGAGACCGTTGTCGGATTGACCTGGTACTGGTTGCGTAGGAACGCCGAGTAGTTGCCGGTGCTGGGATCAATGAGACGCGTGTCGGTGGCGTTCCCGGTGGCATAGATGAATGTGTACGGCCCGGCAGAAGGGAGTCCTCCCATGTACGCCGTCACGTCAGAGGCGCTCGGGGTGAGATCGCTGATCGTGCCTTCGGTCAGGTAGACGGCGTAGGGCGGGACGGTCCCCCCCTGCCATTGGGAGGTTTGGGTGATCGGGAAGTCGAACGTCGATCCGGCCGAACCGCTGTTGGGCAGAGTCCCGGTGGAGACGATCGTGGCGGTGTTCCCGGCGTCCCGGACGACGTAGCCGGTGCCACCGTGGTTGTGATCGCGGGTGTCCCAGTAGCCGAACGGTCCGCGCAGCGGATACTGCGGCTTGGCATCGAACCCGGCCGGTTCGGTCGGATCGCGGAACAGGGCGCTATGCGACAGGGGCATGTTCGTAAGTGAGGGTGATCGTGAGATCGTAAGCGCCACCCCACGGCATGGGGGCGATCCGCGGGTACACCGGGATGGTCTCGTTGACCCCCGCCACGGAGAATACCGAGGTGCTGGCTCCAACGGTGTTGTAGTTCCAGAGCACTGAGGCGACGGGCGTGCCGTTCGAGAACAGATCGACGGTGTAGAAGTACGGGCCGCTGTTGAGCATCGTGATGTCAGGGGTGAGCACGGTGGCGTTCATCGAGAGCAGAGTTCCGTCCGACAGCGGGTAGCGCACCGGCCAGTTCACATAGCTCGCCGGGGTGATGATTCCCGACCAAGTCCATGTCAGTGTTCCTGTCACCCGCGGCGCCCGTTGAGCGAACGACCCGCGACGGATCCGCTTGTTCCAAAGCGGAGTTGTAACCGGATTCGACATCAGACAGTCAAGACGTAGAGATCAGCGGACGGGTAGGAAGTCATCGCCACGGTGTTGTTTCGGACGGCGACGGTCGTCGGGTAGAAGTAGTCGTCGCCGATATCCGCCCGATTGACGGTGTGGACGAGGACCGGCGTCCCGGCACTGACGTCGAGGACGAGCAGCCGACCGTCCTTGTCGGCGATGTACGCGAACTGGTCTTTGATGGTCACATCCTGTCCGTCGACCAATAGGGCGGCGTTGCTGAACGTGCCGCGGAACTGAGCCGCCGCGGCTCCTGCTGCCTTGGTGTACTTCGTGATGCTGGACGACCGCAGCACGAAGAAGTCCTGGCCGTCGACGGCGACGGCGCGCGGGCTGTTGAAGTTGCCGTCGTTGGTCGAACCGATGATCTGAGGGTTGTTCGGGTCGGTGACGACGAAGTACGACATGATGCCGTTGCCGAGGATCCCGAGGTGCCCGTCTGCGAACATGACTGACTCGAAGGCACCGTTGACTGATCCGAGGGCGCGGATGAACATCGCGGCCGGGTTGGCGATGTCAACGATCCCCCAACCGCTGGTGGAACGTGTGCAGAAGAACGCGAGGTTGCCACTGAGCATCAGTCCGGTCAGGTTGCCCATCGCCGGGTCGGTGATCGCCCCGATGAACACGGGCGTCCCGGTGGAGATGTCGTACGCCTGGATGTTGCCGCCGGTGCCGATCTGGAACATGTCGCCAACCCATGCGATGTTGTTGCGGATGATGAGTTTCTGGCCTTGGTTGATCTTGGTCAGGAACGGAGTCGACTGGATCGGTTGCGGATTCGTCGGAGTGCTGGTGACGTTCCAAGACGTGAGGCGCCGCCCCTTGTTCAGGGTGCCATCACCGGATGTCGACCACAGAACCCCGTCCGCCGTGTTGAACTCGATGTCGAGGGTGCGGTCGAGCAGCCCGTCGTCTGGCAGTCTGCCGATGAGTGTTGGGGCGGAACGAGTCGTGCAGTCGTAGATAGCAACGTGAGAGACGGATGCGGGTACGTAGGCGTAGTTGCCGAACGTGGCAACGTCACGGTAGAAGATGTTGGACCCGAGGGTGGTTGACCCGGTGATCGTCGGAGCGGACGGGTTGGACACGTTGACGACTGCGAACAGGCCGGTGTTGCCGATCACGACGACCATGTGTGAAGCGTCGAGCCTGTCGATCGCCAGCCAGGCTTGGAAGCTGGACGTGAACAGTGCGCTCGCGACGAACCCTTGCACGGTCATAGCGGAAGGGTTCGTGATGTTGAACACCGTGAACTGGCTACTGATGATCGCGTAAGCAAAGTTGCCGTCGACGTACAGATCGGGGAACTCGCCGATCCCAGCCGGTGTCGCGGCGTCATCCACGACTTGCAGGAACGTCGGCGCGGTTGGTGACGCCAGGCTCCACGACGACAGGCGACCACCATTCGGGTTGCGTTCACCGTAGACGAACAGGGTGCTGCCTGAGATCCCGATGCCACTGGCCGCGCTCATGTTCGTAGTGTCGGTGATGGCGTTCACGAAGAACGGGGCTGCCGGGTTCGAGACGTCGAAGATTCTCACCTGGGAGAGCGTCGGGTTAACGACGTAGGCGTAGTTGTTTCTGACGGCGGTGTGCAGATTGGTGAGGGTCTGCGACGGGTGGACCTGGACGCTACCGAGGAACCGGACGTTGGTCGGGTCGGAACAGTCGAAACACAGGAGCAGGTTGTTGCTGCTGCCGACGCAGATCGCGATGTCGCCGTTCATCGTGATGTCGCCGATGCCGTGCAGGGTCGAGAAGGCGGTGTTCAGGACACGAACTCGACCGGTCCACGGCGGCACTGTCGGACTGGTCGTGACGTCCCAAGTAGAGAGGACCGGAATCGAGTATTGGCCGTTGCTTGACGGGTTGGGTGCGCCGGTTTGGAGTGTGCCGCCGATCGGGCTTGAGTTGGCGTGGAGGAGGACGCCGTTGTGTTCCACGATGGCAAAGGCGGTTTCGGTTCGGAGGCCACCACGGTACGTGCCGCGCCATGTCGGGATGCCCGGGCCGACGCGCGGCAACGTAGCCCCCGCCCCGATGATGTGATTACCGATCGACTTCTCGATCGTGAACATCGGCCGCGTCGCCGATGGTCGCCTCTGGGTCACAGGCGTCCCTTCAAGGAACTGACCTCGGTCTTGCCGCCGAGGGTGCGCAGCAACTTCGATGTGTCGCGGGTGACGTCAGGCCAACGCCGGTTCAGTTCGAGCGTGATGATCGGATTGCCGTCGCCATCGTCCTTGACGCCGATGGAGTAGACGACCGGGTTGAACGTGCCGCCAGCGAGCGACGGGAACGCTACGGAGTCGAGCACGTTGAACGCGTGGTACGGCATCTCCGCCATGCTGCGCGGTTCGATCACGGCGACGATCGCTCCGCCTTCCTCGTTGACGGCGCGCTTGCGGAGTTCGACGTTGCCCGCTCGGGTCGCCTCGTCGGGCGAGGTGCCACCCGAGTCCCACACCTCCTCGTGTTTGCCGTAGAGGGCGATCGACCCGGCGTCGCTGCACCGCACGTATTTCGTGGAGGCGCCATCGTCGTAGGCGACGAGGAGTGCGTTCGCCAACTGGGCGTCGGGTTGCCGTTCGACGTCCATCAGATTCCCGAGGAACGTGTCGGTCGAGACTTCGAGTGTGATCCCCGAGTTCTGCGGTGGCGTGTCATAGGACCACATGTCGAGCATGGTCGTGCCTGGGCGCATGTGGAAGTTGATCCAGCCCTCGTCATGCAACTGGGCCAACGCTTCGAGGACCGACGATCCGACACGCACCGCGAACGTCGGCACGAACTCGCTGTACACGCCGTTGATCAGCACTGTCCACGGCAGACCATGCGAATCTGAGAACGCCGAGAACGTGTAGGTCATCGCCCCGTTGACGGCGTTGCGGGTGTTGCCCTCGAACAGGAGGCGTTCCATGATCTGCCCGGCCGTCCAGCCAGGCCAGGCGTTGGCGGAGAACACGGCCGTCCAGTTCGCGTCGGACCACAACGCCGGTTCGGCCGGGATCCCCTGAGAGTCAGGGAAGTAGGAGGCGCACAACCAGCCGCCCGGGTTGTAGCCGCCGGTCCCCGCGGTGTTCAGCACGGCCGCACCGAACATGTACCAGCGCGACTCGTTGAGTTGAACGGTGACCTCTTTGTAGCCGGTCCACATCAACGTGTCGGCCATCTCCCCGAGAATCGGGACACCGTCGACGTACAAGATGAACAGGTTGTCGGCCGATACCGAGATCGTCAACTGTGTTCCGCTCGGCGGGTCGATCAAGATGCCTCGGAAGAACCCCCAGCCTTCCTCGAAGAAGTTGAGGCCGGGCCAGATCCAGAACACCCGATGGTCATAGATGTCCGAGTACGGGTACGGCATCCCCACCGGCGAAGCGAGGTCGTCAAACACATCCTCCAACGTCTCGACCGTTTGGAAACGGAACGGTTGCAGGTCGAGGAACTCGTAATGCTCGTAGGCGTGCGCCCACCAGTCGTTCGGGTAGTCCGGGGATGCGAAGGAGAACACCCGGTCCCGCCCGCCGAACGGATTGGAGAGATCCGGCTCGCCTTCGAGGACAGGGATGGCGGGTTCCACGATGACGTCATCGAGCAGCCCCAACCAGCCTTGCCCGGCGAAGTTGAAGTTCTCGTCGGCTTCCTCGCCGGGTTTCAGTTCGGCCCGCTCGGGCGGTCCGCCGATCTCCCACGTGAACGCTTCGACCCCGTACAGGTAGCAGCGCACGAGCTTGCCGGGCGTACACAGAGCGGCCGTCGCCGCGTCGGTCAGCGGCAGTGTGAAAGACCCGCTGCCCGAGCCGTTGGCCTCATCGAACCAGACGACATCGGCTGCGTGTTCCAGGTCATCGAGGGCGGTGACCCCATCGGCGGCGAACAGGCGAATGAAGATCCCGGTCGTGAAGATCGGGTCATCCTCGTCGGCGATGTAGAGCGGGCCGACCGGAGTGCTCGACCCGTCGATTGAGGCGATAGCCGGTAGCTCATCGACAACCGGGCCAACTTCGATCGTTGGGCCGATCAACGCCGATGCGTCGACCGTCCCTGCCGAGATCGTATTGAAGAACGAATACGCCACGGCGGCGACAACGTCGCTGTCATCGGTGAACACGACCGCCATCTGGAAGCCGGACTTGGCGACGGCAGATACGACATCGCTCGCCTCTGTGTACGCGACACGCGATGTCGGAACGGCGAACATGACGGCGGCGACGACGTCGTTGTCCTCGGTGTATCGGACATAGGCGGCACGGTTCTGGTTCGCCGTCGCGGCGACGACGTCGTTGTCCTCGGTGAAGCGGACTGACGCCAGGTAGGTGCCGAACAGGGCTGTTGTCCAGATGATCTGACCCGAGTCGCGCCCCGAGTCCTTGACTCGCGGGAGGATCTGCTCCGCGGAACGCAACCACGCTGAAATCAGCGGATCGTCTGCGCGCCCCATGAACAAGGCCATGAGGTCAGCCTTGCGTCAGGATCAGTTGCCCGGAGGCTGAGAGCGCCGTTGTGGTCGTCGGGTTCCACACGAAGAACATTGCCGAGTCGTCGTAGATCCGGGCGGCGCCGCCAGTGACGAGGTCGATCGCATTCTCCACTTGAGAGACGAGACATGACAGGCGGGTGATCACCCGGTAGGCGACGAGGTGGACGACACCGGCACCCAGCGAGGCGTTCAAGGTGAGACCCTGAACCGAACGCACTCCGACGTCACCAGCGTTCAACAGGAACGGCACGAACGTCCCGGCGGTCGCCGACGACGGCAACGAGTACGTGGTCGCCGTCGAGGACCATGTGGCCGTACGTGTCGCCGTGCCCGCCGAGTTGGTGTACTGCACGGTCGCGCCGGTGTTGGCGTTCGAGGTCTGCGTCGATACTTCGAGGCCGAGTAGGACACCATCACCGTTCGTTGATCCGAACCGGTCACGGGCGGGCCACGTCGGCGACGTGATCGCCTGCTGGGTCGTGGTCGTGACTGTGATCGAACTGTTGTCCCACAACCGGTCGATCAGAAACAAAGTTCCGGGTTGACTCGCTGCGCAGGACAAACGGAAGCAGTACGAACTGGCGGAGTTCGTGAACGGAATCAGACCGGCGCGCGAGTCGTCAACCGCTGCTCCGTTGATGCCCGAGGTCGGTGGCACCATCGCTCCCGGGTTCCCGGCGGTGTAGGCGAGCGAATGCAGGGTGCCCGCCTGGCGCATCGAGATACCGGCCTTCTGCCACTCGAAGGGGGCGACTGCCCCGGCGATGGCTGCGTCGACGGTTCCGATCGCCATTACGGGTTCCCTCGCGTGACTACGAACGAAGTGACTTGGACTGGGGCGGCGGCGACGATCGTCGTCGTGTTGATGATGACGGACGTGCCGACCGTGCCGACATCGAGATCCATCACGTGGGTGGTGCCGTCCGACTTGACGAGTCTCGCCCAGCTTGCGGTGCCGGAAAAGTTGGCGGAGGCGTCGTCGGCGATGGCGTTGGCGGTGAGCACCCCGCCGGAAGCGCCAGCGGCGAACGGGGTTCCGCACGTGTGCTCGGACAACAAGTTCTGGGTCGTGATCGCCCCGCCGGTCGCGGGGCGCGTCCCGTCGTAGATCCGAAGCAGAGCCGCGCTTCCGGCGAATGACGTGATCTGGTCAAGCTGGTTGTTGCGCAGCGTGACGTTGTAGCCGGGTACTGCCATGTCGTCTCCTAGACCTTGAACATCTTGGTCGCGCCGTTGTTCCAACGGACGGTGGTGTCGACACCGGACGGCGAGTAGGCGATGAGGCTGCCGGTCGCGGTGCGGTCGTAGAACAGGATCAGCGGAGCAGTCGAGTCGACGCCGGTGTGCTGGTAGATCACGATGCCTGCGACGGCGTCACCGGCGAGCGCGGTGAACACGACATCGTTGGCGTCAGCGACACCGCCGACGACTGTCTTGCCTGCCAGCGCAGCCGAGGTGGCGACGCGCGTCCCGACGCCGACGTCATCGAGGAAGTCGTGCGCCTCGGAGTACACGTAACCCGAGTCCACCAGGACAATCCGAATGTCGTTCGTCGTCCAACCCAAACCGCTCGTCGCTGCCCTCGTCCTCGCTGATGGGTAGAGGTCGCTCACGAAACCGCAGCGTAGCCGCAGGGACTACAACGATGTAACCATCACGCCGAGAAGCGGCCTTCGAGGATGGTCCCGGACATCACGAACTCGGCCAGTGTGGCGTCGGTGATCTCGGCGTTCTTGCGGAGCGGCTGGAACTGGACGCGTGCCGTGCGGTCCGTGCCGGACGGTGTCGTCAGCGTGCAGCCACGCGCACCATCGCCGGACGTGACCGGGGAGAACACGGCGTCCCACAGATCCTCAAGGTTCTGTTCGAGACCCTCCCACGGGTCCGACCACGGGGCGCCGGAACCATCGAGCAGGCCGGTGACCCAGAACACGAGCGAGAAGTCGTACGGGTCGAGCCGCTTCGGGTAGCCGATCGTGCCCGGGTAACGCGGGATCGGCCGGTTCGTGCCGCGGTAGTTCGCCTCGAACCACAACGATGACAGGTTGTACACCATCCACCCGGGCGTGTTCAGCGAGAACGAGTCGACGGTGAGTGTGCCGTTGCAACCAGGGTCACACCCGAACGGGGTCCATGCCGTGTACGTCATATCCGTGCCGCCCGGAGCCGCATCTCACGCACGAACTCCGACGCCCGCTTGCGCGGTGTCTCGCCCGGCCCGATGGTGAGTTGCTCGATTCGCTCGATGATCACGTTGCGCTCCAAATCCTCCTGTGTCGCTGGGCGACGAATGGCGTGCATGGCGTCGATCACCGCGTTGCGAACAGTCTGCGTGTCAACGGTCCGTGCGTCAACGGCTTGGAACATGTGGGTCAGTTCCGGGAAGCCAGGATCGGGGAGATTCGACTTGCTGCGTGGTTGGACGTCGAGGTCGAAGATGTCGGCGACTTGCATGAACACGCCGAGCGCCGACTTGCGCTTGCCCTTCGCGAGCGGCAGGTACGCTTCGCCGCCGGTTTCCGGCTCGGCCCAGGTTCGGGAGCCGTGAGCGATCTGGGCGGTGTGGGGTGCGTCGATCACGAAGCCGTGGATGCCGCCGTCAGCGAAGTTGACGTCGAGCGGGACCAGGACGGGGTGGCCGCGGCGAAGCACCCAATGGAACCCGGGCGGGGGCGGCGGCTGCCCGAAGTTGTTGGCAGGTGGCGGGGGCGGCGGCGCCACCGGGCGACTGGCGTTGAAGATCGAGGGCAGCGCCGACTCGGCGGTGGCCTTACGGACGGCCTCCTCGAACGCTGCCTTCAACGCGTCCGGGTCGAACTCGGCGGCGAGCACGACATGGTTCTTCGGATCTTGAAGGATCGTGTTCAGGTCAGCGATCTCGCTGTCGATGTTGTCGATCTTCGGCTTGAGGTCGATGACGTTCTCATCGCTCGCGTTGAGTTGGTCGACCTGGTCCTTGATCGTCTGAACCGCGTCCTCGGCCAACTCCTGCGCTGTCGGGAACGCGCGCGCGACAGCCGCCGGACCGCCGAACCCTTCGAGCAACTGGACCTTCTCCGCTTCCTTGACGGCGGCGAGGCGATCATCAATGATCTGCTGGGCGTTGCGCTCGCGCAGGACACCGAGATCGTTCTCCATCGTGGTGATGTCCAACCCGATCGGCAGCTTGATGTCGGGGTGGTTCTTGAGGAAGTTCTCGATCTCGGTTTGCTGCTTGTCGAGATCGGTGATCTTGGCGGGCAGGTCGACCGTCGTGCCGGGCGGGGCGTTGTTGATCGAGTCGACCTCGGCGAAGAACGCATCCGCCGCGGCCTGCGCCGCCTCCTCACTGCTGAGCTTGATCTTGTCGGCGGGCCACACCTCGGCGATCAACTTGTCGACCGTCGATGCGTCGATGCCACCATCAATCAGTGATTGGCGGAACGGGGCGAGGAACGATTCGGCGGCGAGCGCCCCCTGGATCGGGCCTTCCTTCGCGGCGACATCCGCGGCGTGCGACAAGGCATCGCTGACCGAGCCGCCAATCTGATCCTGGAAGAACGATTGCGCCTCGGGCGTCGGCGCCGCCAACAAGAAATCGAAGAACGACAGGTTCGCTTCGGCGGCTTGCGCCGTCAACTTTTGGAGCAACGTTTGAGGGACGGCGCTCAGTTCCGACAACTTGCCGCGCAGTTCGGCGATCTTGTTGAACTGGGCGTCGATGTCGGACTGGATGTCGCGGGCACCGAAGAACGTCTCCTCCAACTGGGTGCGCAGCGTCGCCGCGGCGTTGACAGCGCCGATCGACTCGGCCTTGGCGATGCGGCGTTGCAGGTCGACGCGCAGGAGATCCCCGCGGGCGTTCTCCTCGGCCAGCTTGCCTTTGAGTTCGGCGATCCGCTTCTCGACGGCGGTGATGTCATCACCGATGCCCTCGGCTTTCTTGAGGTCCTCGGTGTTGATGATCGACGTCAACGACTTGCTGAGATCGGCGAAGTCCTTGTCGAGATTCTGCGTCTGGATACGCAGATCCAGCTTGCTCTTGATCGAATCAAGCACGCTCCCGAATCGCTCGAACGCGGCGCTGGCCTTATCGGCGGAGGTGACCGCCGCGTTGCCGAGGTCCTCGGCCTGGGCGCGCAGTTCCTCCATCGTGATGCCGTCATCGAGGAGCGCCTGCTTCCACTTCGCCAACGCGTCGGCGGCCTGGTCGCCAGCATTCGTGACGGCACCGGCGGTTTCATCCACGGCGTCGGTAGTGGTTTTCCATGTTCCGGCGAGGTCCCGTTCGGCGACGGCCTTGTTGAAGCCGGAGGTCTTATCGGTGATGGTCTCGATGATCGTCGCCAAGGCGTCGCCGTCGATGCCTGCCGACTTGAACTGGGATTGGATCGACTCGATCGTTGCGATGAAGGCGTCGAGTTGGTCGAGCGCAGCCTGGTTCTCGGCGCGCGCCGCCGGGTCGATTCCCAAGGTCGATGCCCGGACGTTGCGTTGGATTTGCAGTCGCTCCAACGATCCGTCGAAGTCGTCTACGACGTCCTTCAAGTCGACACCGAACTGTTCGGCGTTCGCCGTCACCTGAGCGAACAGGCCGTCGATCGCGCTCGGGTTGATCTTGAGGTTACCGAAGATCTGGTCGATGACGTTCTGGATGCTGACGGTGCCGGTGTTGAGGCGTTCCGTGACGATCGCTGCGAGGTCGAAGTTCTGCAAGAACGGGAGGTCCTTGATGTCGATGTCGCCCAGCGCCTTGATGAGGTCGTCTTGAAGCCTCTTGCCGAGTGCTTCGGTGGTCTCCGGGTTGCTGAGTCCTTCCAACGACTTGGCGAGTTCATCAACGGATGCCTTGAACGCGTCCGACTCCCGCTTGGCGTCGATGAAATGCTGGGCGATGAGGCCGATGCCCACACCGGCAGCGGCGATCACGCCGCCCTGGATGCCGCCCGTGGCGAGTCCACCCAACACCGACCCGATCGCGCCGACCGCCCCCGTGATCCGCGTTGCAGCGTTCTCGGATTCCAGCGCCATGCCCGAGAACGCGCCGCTCACGGCGAGACCGAAGCTCTGAGCGGCCGAACCCGACTTGGTCAGGTTGGCAAGCTCGGACCGCAACGCGGTGAAGCTGCCCTGCCCGGCGGCTCGGAACTCCTGGAAGTCCGATACCGACGATCGGAGCGAGGATCGGAACCCACCCAACGATGTCGAGATCCCCGTGATCTGCGTCTGGAAGAAACTGATCGCCTTGAACCCGAGGAACACACCGAGCAGGGTTTGCAGGACACCGACCGGGATCTCCCCGATGACATCACCGAAGGCTTGGAGCACAGGGATCGCGATCGTGCCGATGGCAGCGGTCGCGGAGACCAGAGCATTGAACGTGGGCACGAGATCGGTTGCAGCCTTGATCAACTGGTCCACGACCGGCAGAGCGGCGTCGACCACCCCGGTGAGCGCCACCACCCCCTGCCCGGCGGCACGGAACGCTACCGGGAGCGCCTGCTCGGCGAACGTGACGAGGTCGTTGAGGATCGGCGTGATCTTGGGGCCGAGACCACCGATGGCACCCAGCGACGTCGTGAAGAACGTGCTGATGTCTGGCGCCAAACCTCGCAGCACACCGAACGCACGGACCACAACCGGGGTGACACCTTCGAGGGCCTCGCCGAGGCCACGCACGACGGTGCCGCCGACCTCGCCGCCGATCTCCCCCAGGTCTTGCAACGCTGGGATCAACGCGTCTCGGATCTCCGGGGTCAGAAGCGCCGCCGAGGTCGCGGCGACGGCGAACGCTCCGCCGAGACCGGTGACGCCCGGGATGAGAGCGCCGAGCGGGCCGAGCGCCGCCGACAAGGCACCGAGGCCGAGAGCGCCGAACGCGATGGTCAGTGGGGCGAGCGCCGGTCCGAGATCTTCGAGCGCATGGAGCGTCGGCTCGATGAGCGATGGGGCGTTCGTGAAGAACTCGTTGATGGCCTCGAACACGGGTGACTGTTCAAGACCCGTGAACGCTGTCTTGGTGCGGGCCGTGAAGTCGTCAATGACCTTCGTGAACGACTGGAATCCGTGGACAAGGGTCTTGGAGATCGGGTCGATGATGGCGACACCGAACCGGGCCTTCGCCGCACCGAAGTTCTCGATCGAACCCGACAGGGTGTCGCCGAGCTTCTCCATGACGCCCGAGAACGCGACGGTCGCGCCGTTCACCCCTTCGGTGCCGTGGAGGATGCCTTGCGCCAACGCGTCGAGAGCGAAACCGGCGGGGATGGCCCCCTCGGAGATCATCTTGCGGATCTCGGCGGTGGTCTTGCCGACCGTGTTGCCCAGGATTCGGAGAGCGTCGACGCCGACGTTGCCGAACTGCCAGATGTCCTCACCATTGATCTTGCCGATCGCCTGGACCTGACCGAAGATCGTGGCGAGCGACTGGGCGAACTGGTTGGCCTGCGACCCGCGGGTGGCAGCGGCTTCACCGATGGCCGTGAGGTACAGCGGCACCTTCTGGGCGGCGATGCCGAACGACACCATGTTCGTCGCAGCACGCGCGAAGTCGTCCAACCGGAACGGCGTGCCGCGCACGACGTTGAGAACATCGCCGAGGAGAGCGCCTGCCTTGGCTGCCGAGTTGAGAGCGACGGTCAGCGACGCCGTCGAGTCTTGGATCGTGGTGAATCGTTGGAAGCCCTCAACAAGGCTCGACGCCAACAGTCCGCCCACCGCGAGCGCGCCGACCGACAGGACCCTGTTCGCGGTGGACAGCAACTCCCGGCCGAACGCCTGCCCAGCGACTCGCCCACCTTGGGTCGCCCCTGGCTCGATCTGCTGACCGAGCGATGACCCGAAGGTCTGGATCTGTTGGTCGGCGACGGTGGTGTCGACAGCGACCGGCACGTGGATCGGCTGGGCGTTGTCGGTGACGGCCGCTACCTGCCCGGGGACAGCGGTGGTGTCAGCGACGACCGGCAGGACCGCTGGCGGGTAGTCGAGGGTAGAGACCGCCGTGATCTGCTTGACAGCCTGGGTGGTGTCAACAACCGGGTTGATGTGCGGCGGGTTTGCTTCGAGGTTGTCGAGTTCGGCTCGGATCCGGGCAAGCCCCGGACTCTTGGCGATCCCGGGTCCAACGTCGGCAGCCGTGACGGGGACGTGAAGCGGTGGCAGGTCGACCTTCGCGACGGTCGGGGCGATCGTGGAGACGTCGGCGAGCACCGCCACCGAGACCGGCTGCGCCGAATCGCCGACCGCTCGCACCGAGGCGATGGCCTCCGAGTTGTCAGCGATGATCGGGACTTTGACACCTTCGGGGAACTCGGAGCCGACCGCAGAGATCTTGCTCTTGACGTCACCGACGTCACCGACGAACTTGACGGTGAACGGACCCTCGGCCAATCGCGACACCTGCGTGATCGCCTGCGTCACCTCTTGGGTGCTGGCCCGTACCGGGACGGTGATCCCAGCGAACCCGGTGCCGAGACCGGTCAGGCTGTTGAGCGCACCCTCGGTCGTGATGCGGACTGGGATGTCGATGGCCCCACCGAGTTCGGTGAGAGCGACGAGGTCACCGAGCGCCTCGTCCGTGTTGGCGATGACCGGCACGACGACGGCGGGAACGTCAGCCGAGGCAAGCCCAGCGAGTTGCTCCGCCAATGACGTCTGGTCGAGGGTGACCGGAACGACGATCGCCGGGATCCCCTGCTGCACGCGGGCGGCGACATTGCGCAGAGCGGCCTGGTCGATCGTGACCGGCACCTTGAGCGCCATGTCCTGTTCGAGGCGGGTCGCCTTCGCGATCAGTTCGCGACGGATCTTCTCGAAGTCGGCGTTCGCCTTCGTGTCGCTCAGCCGGATGTCGGCGGCAGCCTGAGCAACGGTACGGATCGCCACGGCTGCCACACTAATGACAGCGGCGTAACCACATCGGTGTCATCTGCGAGAGGTACGGTTGCCGCATGACGTGGCAGGTCCTCGATTCGGGCGTCGAGCCTGTTACTGGCTGCGCATGGTCGATCATCGACCTATGCGACGCCAACGTGTCCTACGAGGTCGGCGTCGCCGCCGACAAGATGGCGATCGGCGTCCTGCACGCAGCGTCCGGGCGGCAGTTCGGTCTGTGTGCGCGCACCATCCGGCCGTGCATGGAGGACTGCAACGGCCTCCAACTGTTCAACCCGCCCCAGCCCCGTTACGTCTACATCGCCGGGGAACCCTTCGCGTCATACCTGCCGTGGGCGCGGGTCCAGTGCGGTGTGTGTGTCAGCCGCCGCTGCGCCTGCGCGCGCGTCTCCCAGATCGTGCTGCCCAACCATCGCATCCGCAGCGTCCGCGAAGTGAAGATCGACGGAGTCGTCCTCGACCCCTCGGCGTACCGGCTGGCCGGGCGGCGGCTGATCCGCATGGACGGCGGCGCATGGCCGCGCTGCCAAGCCGACGACGCCGCCGACGACGCTGTCGGCTCGTGGTCCGTCGAGTACGTGTACGGGCGCCCCGTTGATGAAGGCGGACAGATCGCGACCGGCGTCTACGCCTGCGAGATCGCCAAGTCCCTGTCGGGCAACGAATGCGAACTCCCCCAACGAGTCCAAACCGTGTCGCGCCAGGGTGTCACCATCGGCTTCGTGGATCCGATGGACTTCCTGTCCCAAGGATTGACCGGCCTGTACGTGGTCGACTCGTGGATCAAGCAGGTCAACCCGAGTGGGTTGGCTCGCCGCGCCGGGATGCTCCGCGCCGACGACTTCTAGTCGTCCCGGCTGGAATGTCGCCGCGGTATGAGACAATCCGCGGTTTGCCCTCGCTCACGTGCAAACATGATCGGCGTGGTACTACCCGCATGTAGCCGAGGAGCAACGCCATGACGTGTTTCGATCGCCAGTACATCCGCCGTGTCACCGCGATTGCGCTGGACGACTGCGGCCGTATCGCCGCCACCCCCGCAACGGGAACGGTGATCAAGGGTCTCGCTGACACCTTGCAGAGCGTTGCGTTCACCCGCAACGTGGACGTCCCGCAGCAGACCGTGACGAAGAAGGTGAACGGGGGCACCTGCACGCAGCCGTTCCCGACGCCGACCGACCGAGGCTTCTCGACGGCGCTCACGTTCTGCGGCATCCACCCCGTGTTCGAGTCGATCACCGGCTACAAGCGGCTCGACATGAACGGCTCCACCATCACCGGATGGGAGGACTCCAACATCACCGGCAACCCGAAGGTGGCGTTGGAGATCATCTACGAGTCGTCGGCCGATGCCTGCACCGGCGGCACCGTGCCGTGCTTCGCTCAGATCATCCCGGCGATCGTCCAGTGGGTCCGCTCGGGCGACGAGACCTACAACGGCACCGACGTCCCGGCGCTCGTGATGACCGGCCAGGCGTTGCTGAACGGCAACCTGTTCGACAACTACACGTCGGCCACTCTCCCGCCGTGGCTGTCGCACTGGGCACCAAAGTTCAACGACATCCAGACCGGGCGTGCCTGGTCGACGTCGGCAGTCATCACCTGCCCGGCAGCAGACACGCACGACTCCTGCGTGCTCACCACGATCACCTGAGCCGAACCTCTAAGGTTCGGGCATGGCGAGCGTTGGCTACCCCGATCCGATCACCGCGATCAACGCGGTGGTCGCGTGTCTGGCGATGCCGTCGAATGTCGTGGTTCACACTGGTTCGCTCGGATCCGGCGAGACCATCCCGTGCTGCGCATCCGGTTGCACCGGCGACTGCGCTCACGGGGTGCTGCGCGTCGAAACCGGCCAGACCACACCGAAGGACGCCGACGTTGCCGCGATGATTATGACCGGCAGGTGCGCTCATCCGCTCGTGCAAGAGATCGTCGTCAACTACCGCGAGTGCTTCCCGTCGAACCTCGGCAAGCAGGCGACGCCGACACCAGACTTGACCGCCGCCGGAATGTCGATCGTCATGTCATGGTGGGATGCCTTCCAACGACTCTGGGCGTGCGGCACACCAACCCAGCAACGCCTGCGGTTCCTCGACCGCAACGACTCCATCCCCGAGGGTCAATGCTCCGGGTGGACGATGCGACTCGAATGTGATCTCATCAACTGCCTGCCGACCCCGGTCGAGGCCGGTGCCCAATCGTTGAGCATCCCACCAGCCGACATGGGAGTCGCCCCACCGTGATGCGCTACGTCCAGATCCGCTCGAACCTACTCACGCAACCACGCGGGACGATCGTTTCCCGGGAGCGGCTCGGCATGTCCGACGACGCCCTCGATGAGTTCATCGAGGCCGGGTTCGCCATCGAATGCGAGATCGAGGAAGTCGATGGCGACAGTCACGACCAACCTGGCTGAACTCGACGCGTTCTACAACGAGATCGCGATCCAGTACTTCGATGAGATCGACCCGATCGTGCAGGCGACGTTCCGCAGTGAGGTGCCGGTCGACACCGGCCTGCTGCGGTCACGCCATCGTCGGATGAAGGTGTTTCGTGATCGCAAGGCGTGGGTCGGCCGGTGGGTGGCGCCGACTGGCTACGACTTCTACGTTCACGAGGGCACCGGCGAACGCGCCAAAGCGACAGCGGGACCGCAGACCGTCAAGCGGTTGAACGCCCGGGTCGTGATGCGGATCCACGCCGGGCAGCGCGCCAACCCGTGGCTGTACCGCAGTCTCGTGCGGTTGGGTTTCCGCGACGCCCGCTGGATCAAGACCAGATGACAACGACGTAACTCTGGACGTGTAAGGTGTCGGGACTATGGACACCCCGACCAATCCGGTTCAACGATTCGGCGTTCGTCTCCTCGGCGCTCCCATCGAGTGGGGGTACGTCGACCCCATCACGAAGCAACTGGGCACGGTCACGTTCCACCCCAAGGTCGGCATCAACTTCGAGGACATCTTGGAGTTCCAAGCAGCCCGGTCGATGCTCATCCGCGAGTTGCGCACCGAGGCCCGCAAGATGCAGATAGCGATCGACGCCCTCGACCCCGAGGACCCGGACACGCCAACCAAGGCCGAGGAGATCACCCGCGGTGACCCCGACGCCGAACGCGTCCGGTTCACCCAGCAGGTCGAGTCGGCGCTCATGCTGATCGTGGACGACGAGCGCACCATGATGCGACCGTTGTTGGAACAGGGCCACCCGAACGAGATCCGAGAACTCGTCAACTACTTGCAGAACGTCGTGATCACCAAGACCGCCGATCGGGTGGAGGCGGTAGCGAACGTGGACCCTACGTCGCCGCCTGTGCCTGTCGACTCATCCTCGACCGAGGACTCTGGACCCGACTCCTCATCCGAGGCGGAACCAACCTCAGAGACCTGACCTACGCCGACGCAGCCGTGGTCGCCATCACCTACATGGAGATGGCGTACCCGGAGGAACCGGTGCGAATGGGTGAGTGGCGCAAGATGGCCGAACGCTTCGGGATCCCACGTGAGGAAGATCCCGACCTGGTGGCCGGACGGCGCAAGCGGGTGCAGGCGGACCTCGAAGCAATGTTCGGTCCCATGCCCTCCTCGGGTACTACGGTGGAGTAAGCCCGTTACAGGAGGAATCATGGACGAACTGCACGAGCGAGCCAGCGAACTCGACATCAAAGGCCGCAGCAAGATGACGACCGAGGAACTCGAAGCCGCCATCGCCGACCACGACGCCGCGCTCGAACGCGCCGCCGAACTCAACATTCGTGGCCGCACGAAGATGACGAACGAGGATCTCCTCACCGCCATCGCGACGGCCGAGGTGAAGGCCGGTGAGGAAGCACCGGCCGAGATCGTGCCCGGCGAGCAGTACCCGCACACGGCGCCGACGCCGATGACCGGTGAGGCCGACATGAGCTACACCCCGGATCCCACGGTCGAGACGCCGGTCGGTTCGATCGAGCTTCCGTCGAGCGTCCACGACTACTCGGGCGGCACCCACACCATCGTGTCCGTCCCGGTCGCCTGACATGGGATGCGGATGCCAGGGCGCCAGCGCCGAGCAGATCGTCTACACCGCGGACGCGCCGCCGCAACCATTGGCTCAGAACTCGAAGATCGAGTACGTCGTCAGGTTCGCTGACGGGAGCTACTCCGAGTCGCTGCCGTCGATGGAGGACGCGTTCCAGATGGCCGGGGCACTCGGCGGGCAAGCCCGCGCGAGAGCCAAGGTTCCAGCCACCGCCTGACGTCAGTCGTCCGGGTCGTCCGTCTTGACGGTGCCGTCGTCGTCAATGTCGACCGCGCCAGCGAACGCCGCTGCGACAGCGACACCGCCGCGGACGGCGCTGACCGTGTCGCTCAGATAGGCGGTGCTGACCGTCATGCCCTTCGCCGTGCCGGTCGACCGATAGACGTTCTGGCCCATCTGCGTCCCGGCGTACGCCTGCGACGCACCCCATGCGGTCGGGCCGGACGCCATGAACACGAACGTCCAACCCCACTTCTCGGTCTGCTCGTTGATCATCGCGTTGACCTGGTCCTGGGTGTACTCGCGCGAGGCGTTCTCGTGACCATCGGTCTGGATGACGAAGATCACGGTGGCCGGACGCTCGTCCTCGGAGAGTGCGGCGAGGCGCTCGCCGGTGATCACGATGCCCTTGCCGACTGCGTCGCGCAGTGGGGTGTTGCCGCGAGGCATGAGCTTGTAGTCGACGCTGTCTTGCACCGGTCCGTCGTAGACGATGCGGAACGGATCGTGGTCATCGAAGTCCACGAGCAGCAGGGTGCAGGTGTCGGTCAGCTTGCGCTGGTCGGCGAGGAACGCGTTGATCGCTCCCTCGGCATCGGTCTTGACCGACTGCATCGACCCGGTTCGGTCGGCGATGAGGGTGACGTGGGTGGCGGTTGGATTGGTCATGTTCAGTCTCCTGGTCTGGGGTTGAGCGGAGCGTACACCACCCCGGCGACATCCGCAACAGAGTTGACAACATGCGTCCCGGCGACGTAAGATTCCGGTAGGAGGAAACCACCATGACAGACCTGGAACTCGCGGCCGAGTTCGTCGGGATGACCCCGGCCGAACTGCGCGAGGCGCTCAAGCGCAAAGCGACATGCCCGCTCTGCATCGAGACTGACGGCAAGCACAACCCGAGGATCTGCAAGATCGCTCTGATCGTGATGGCCGACCGGTGCGCCGACGCCAAGAACTCGGTGTTCTGATGCCCGACGACGAGCCACGCTACGACCCATCCGATCGTTGGGACATCCCCGATGACCGTGAACCGGATCGTGAACCAGAAGATGACCCTTTGACGGGGCGTCTGGCCTGGGACTATGCGTTCATCGAGAGTGGCAACACTCTTGACAAACCGTAGTCGATCTGCGCATAATCAAGTCGTGATGAGACCCCATGACCCGGAGAACACCACTCGCCCCACGAAGTACGTCGGCGGCGCCGGTCACTGGCCGAAGCGTGGCTCGAAGAAACCGAAGAACAAGAAATGAGGATGATGAACACCAAGGGAAACGTCCTGGCTGCCGCCGCTGGCTTGATCAGCGAGGATGGCGAGAACCCCGAGTATGACCGGGCGATCGTGGAGATGACGAGCGAACTGCTCGGGCTACCAATCACCGACAATCGCGAGATGGTCGAGCGCACCATCCGCGAGTGGCGCGACGACCTATGACAATCCCCGGAAAGGAAACCACCACAATGACCGAACCGTTCTACACGACCTGCCTCGACTGCGGTGAGGCGGTCAGGTTCTATACGGCCACCAATGGCACGCTCGGAGCGATGCACACCGGCGACGGCGTTCACCTCCACAACGCAGTGCCGAAGGCCACGCCCCCTGACCCGAACGGCCCCGGGGCCATCGAGATGGACGCCACCGACGCCGCACTGACCGAGGCGTTCCACCTCCTGTTCGACATCAAAGATGAGGCCCGAGACGCCAACAAGGTCGACAGCGTGGCAGGCAAGTGCTATACGGCGATCAACGCCATCAAAGACGTGATGAAGGCTCTCGGCTACACGCCGCCCACCCGCTATGACGGCGATGGGAGGTGACTCAATGACCACCAAGATCCGCACTGGCCGCACGCCACGCAAGACGGTGTACCGCTACGACCCTGTCCTGTTCGACATGATCTCGAAGCGCAGCGTCCCGATCCCTGATGGCGCCCGGCTTGTCAAGATGCAACCGTTCGGCTGCCCGAAGAACGGCACGATGGGAATGTGCTACGTGGAGGATGCCGACAACGGCGAGTTCTACGGCCTCGTGTGCCTCAACTCGCTCGTCCGGGCCTAACTGTCGCACCCCTCGCGTAAGGTGTAACCCATGACACCCGAGGATCAGATGGAGCAGGTCCTTTCGGGACCTGAACCGGCGTACTCCGAGACGCCAGCCAGCGCGCTGCCCGCCGAGGATGTGCAGGCGATGTACTACCTGCGTCGCCTGCTGCGCTTGCGCGCTGAGCGGGAACGCATTGAGGCGATGTTCGACAAGCTGATAGCGGAACTGAACGACACCCGCTCCGCGCAGGTCGATCCGATCAAGGCCACCATCGGATGGTTGGAGCAGGCGCTCGCATTGTGGCATCACGCCCGGCTGCAAGAGGATCCGAAGGCACTCAAGATCAACTTGCCGTCCGGCACGCTGCGTTCAGCGAAGGCTCAGCCGCGCTGGACGTACGACGACGCCGCAGCGTTCCTCGAATGGGCGAAGGTGAACGCCACCACCGCGGTGCGCATCCCCGACACCAAAGAGGAGATTGCCAAGACCGAGGCGAAGAAGGTGCTCGACCCGATCATCAAGGTGATCGACGGACGCGCCATCGTTACGGAGACCGGGGAGAAGGTCCCCGGCTTGAAGATCGACCCCGGCGGAGACTTCGATCTCGGCCGGTTCTACACCGCGGAGGCACCAACATGAGCGACACCGAGACCGGCCCACCCCGCGGGTTCGCCCCCGCCGTCCGCGAACGCCACCATGCGCGTGTCGCCGTCGAGGGACCGAAGGGCGCAGGCAAGACCCGCCTCGCGATCCAATGGGCGAGCATCCTCGCCGACGACAAGCCGGTCGCGGTGATCGACACCGAGCATCGCCGCGCCGCCGCCTACGCCCCGTCGCCGGGCGAGGAATGCAACGCGGACCTGACGGCGCCGCCGTGGATGTTCTGGCATCACTGCTGGGGCGGACCATTCGACCCGGTCGTGCTCGTGCGCAAAGCCGAGATGGCCGCGGAGGCGGTCGGCCCGAACGGTGTCGTCGTGATCGACTCGATCTCACCGTTCTGGTCCGGGCGTGGCGGAGTGCAAGACATCGTGGACTCGTCACCATCGGGTTGGAAGGTCGGCGCGCCGGTCCACCGCGACATGCTCGACTCGTTGGCGCGGCTGCCGTGCCACCTCATCGTCACCATCCGCTCCAAGACCGAGTACGTGGTCGAGGAGAAAGACATGGGGGGACGGCTCGTCCACGTCACCCGCCGGATCGGCGCCGCCCCGGACCAGCGACTCGGGATCGACTTCGAGTTCGAGACGATCGTCACGCTCGACCCCGACCACCACTTCTCGGTCACGTCGTCGTCGTGCCCGCCGGAACTCACGATGTCCGATGTCGAGCCGAGCTACAGCGCCGACGTCGCCTACGCCTACGCGACGTGGATCGACGGTGGCATCCAACGGATCGGTCGCGCCGACGTGAACATGATCCTCGCCCAGTTCGATCTGGTCGATGACCCGCCCGAGCGTTCCGACTTGAAGCTGGCGTTCGTCGCAGCGTTCGGCGCCCCCGACGATCTGCTCGCCGAGGACGCCGCCGCCGCGTTCAACTGGGTCAAGGAACGAGTCGACGCGTGGCTGGCGCCACCGGAGATCCGGCCCACCATCACCGAACCACCGCTCGCACCCGAGCAGCAGGCGTTCATGGAGGAACTGGTCGAGGCGATCAACTCGCCGCTGCCCGAGGATGAGGAGATCCCGGTCGTCGGCGACGGACTGGAAGGACGCGACAAGGCTGATCTGCTTCACATCGCCCGCACGCTCGGCGTCGAGGTCGACGGTCGTTGGACCGCGGCACGGGTCGCCGCCGCGATCCGTGAGGGTCTCCCCGCCGAAGCGGCTGCCGACGACGAGGAAACCGTCCCGGCGTGATCGCCGCCGCTCTCATCGTCGGGTTCACTATCGGCGCCATTGCGGTGTTCGTGGTCGTGGCGCGGAGTATGCGCCAGTAAACAACCGCAGACTCCCGGTCTGGTAGCGTCCGGGGCCAGATGAAGCGCAGCACCCCGCTCGACCGCAGCACCCCGCTCGCGCGCACGACCGGTCCGAAGGCCCGCAAACGGTGGCCCGACCCGACCAAGCCCCGGCCGCAGGTCAAGCGCGAGTCTGAGAAACGCAAGGCTGAACGCCCGGCCCGCGACGCCGTCCGCGAGGAGGCGCTTCGCCGCGCCGGGTATCGCTGCCAGTTGCAGGACGTCGTCCCCGAGGTGAAGTGCTGGCATCCGCCCGGCGAACCGCTCGACTGCGACGAGATCGCCCAGCGCGGCGTCGCCCCCGGCGGGCACCTCGACGTGGACAACGTGCAGGTGGCGTGCCGCGCTCACCATGACTGGAAGGGCACGAACCGGATCGAAGCCGAGAAGCGCGGCGTGAGAATGTCAGGAGCCGAGTATGAGCGCCGACGCGCCACGTGACCCGATCGCCGAACAGGACGAAGCCGCCCGTGTGTTCCTCGAACGCACGGGTCGTAAGTCGACCGATCCGGCGCCGCCAGCGTTCCTCCACATGCGTGTCCATTCGACGCCGACCGCCGTGTTCGGCCGCTTCCCGGGCGGCACCGATCCGCTCGCAGCGGTCCGCGAGGTGTTCTCCGAGATGTTCCCGACCGGTCAGATCATCGGCGGACCCGAGAAGTACCCGGACGCCATCGAGGCCGACGTGATTGAAGGCGACAGTGCGGATCCACCTGTACCCGGCTGACAACGGCGCGTGCGGGAATCTGCGGATGCGTTGGCCCGGCGAACTCGCCCGCGCCGCCGGGCATGACGTGACGGTGTTCGCCCCCGGGCCGATGCTCTCGATGCCGGTCATGGTCGGCCTCGACCATCGCGGGATCCCGCAGGCGAAGCTGACCGGCGACATCGACTTCGACGTGGTCGTGTTCCAACGTCCACTGGCGTGGCGCAACGTGTTCGCCATCCAACTCTTGCAGCAGAATGGTGTGCGCTGCGTGGTCGAACTCGATGACGACCTGTCGGCCGTTCACGCCCAACATGACGCGTTCGAGTACCTCAACCCGGCGACGTCACCCGAGGCGAACTGGCAGCACCTTGCGCGTTGCTGCATGTACGCCGACGCCGTGGTGGTCACCACGCCCGCCCTGGCTCGTGTCTACGGGCAGAAACGGGCGATCGTGGTCGAGAACCACATCCCGCGCCGTTACCTCGACGTACTGGCAGACAGGGACCCGGACGTCGTCAAGATCGGTTGGACCGGCAAGGTCGGTTCGCACGCCGGGGACTTGAACGTTCTGCAAGGCGCGATGTCGACGGTGCTGCGTTCGGAGCCATCGGCCCGTCTCGTCGTGCTCGGCGACAACTACCGCGTCGACCAGGTGCTCAGTTTGCCCCAGGAACCCGAACTCGTCGTCGGTGTCAGCATGGACCGCTACCCGCACGAGGTCGCCCGCTTCGACATTGGCATCGCACCATTGGCTGACACGATGTTCAACCGCTCGAAGTCGTGGCTCAAGCCACTCGACTACGCGGCGACTGGCGTCCCGTTCGTCTGCTCGCCGACCGACGAATACAAGCGGTTCACCGCGCAGGGCTGCGGCAACCTTGCTGACCGAGGCCGACAGTGGGTGTCCGCTCTGCGCCGGTTGATCCAATCCCCGGCACTGCGCGCCGAACAAGCCGAGCAGGGGCGCGAAGTCGCGTCGCGGTGGGTGATGGAAGATCACGTCGACCGTTACGTCGAGGCATGGTCAGGTGTCGCCGCGATTCGTCATACTGCACCGATGGCAGCAACACAAGAGAGGACACCATGACAGACGAACAGCAACCACCAGAGGAGGAGCCGTCAGCGTTCATTCGATGGCTGCGCGAGCACCTCGACGGCGAAACCCTCGAAGAACTCGATGAGGGCATCAAGGAGATCGCCGCCGCCGCCGACATCAGCGGACGCAAGACGTCACTGACGTTGGTGGTCGACGTCGACAAGAAGGGCCGGACGCTCGTCGTCAAGGCCGATGTCAAAGCGAAGATCCCGCCGCCGCCACGCGACGCCGACATCTTCTACCCGGACCGCGACGGCGGTCTGTTCCGCGAGGACCCGACGCGACCGAAGCTCGACTTCACGAACGTCGTCCAACTCGACGGCGAACCACGCCGCGTTGCCGACACCGGCACCGGCGAGATCAAGACCATCAACGACCAGACCGGAGACGCCCAATGAGCGGCGAAGTGCAAGCACTCATCGACAGTCTGTTGCAGGACGCAGCAGTCGACACCCGCGAGCGCGTGCCGGGCGAACTGTCCGAGCGCGCTATCCCGCCCGGCTGGCAGGTGGTCTACACCGACAACGAGCGCCTGCTCGACCACCCGCGCCGCCCTCACGGCGAGATCAAGGTGCGCTCCGCCAAGGGGTTCATCGACGCCGTCAAGCAACGCTGGCCGTCCGGCCCGATCCCCGGCGACGACTTCGCCGCGACCCTCGCCGAGCACATGACCCGCGACCTGAACAAGCCGGACGCCGAGGGCAAGGCCGACGCGAGGGACGTCGTGCCGATGCTGATCCTCAAGTCGCCGGTGTCGATCTACGCCGACGACGCGACCCGGACTCTCGTCGCGATCCTCAACGACGACCAGGGGTCGACGGCCGGATGGCGCGACCATCGCGTCGCTCTCGACGTGAGCCGGTCCGAGGAGTGGGTTCACTGGACGTCGGGCAGCGGCAAGCTGACGTCGCAGGACACGTTCGCCGACGCGATCGAGAAGGGCGCGTTGGAGATCACGGATCCCTCCCCGGCGCAGATGCTCCGCATCGCCGAAACATTCCAGGCGACGGTCGGCGTCACGTTCAAGAAGGGTTCCCAGGTTCGTGACGGCGCCCAGCAGTACGTGTACGAGGAGACGATCGACGCGTCCGCCGGTAACGGTTCAATCGCGATCCCCGAGTCGTTCACCATCGTCGTCGCCCCGTTCATCGGATCCCCGAAGTACGAGGTGAAGGCGGCGCTCAAGACCCGGCTGCGGGACGGCAAGTTCACCATCGGCTACACGCTCGAACGGCCACACGAGGTCGAACGGGCAGCGTTCCGTGACATCGCCGACAACGTCGCCACCGCCCTCAACCTGACGGCCATCGAAGGTGTCGCCCCCGCCCCGCGCTAAGCGCATCTACGACTTCGTCACCGAGGCCGAGTTCCAACGAGCCGTCGTGGAACGCGCCACCGCCTACGGGTGGTGGTGCTGGCACGACAACGACTCACGCCGCAACGACTCGGGGCTGCCGGATCTGATCCTGGTCCGACCGCCCCGGATCGTGTTCGCTGAACTCAAGACCGAGAACGGGCGGGTCTCGGTCGTTCAGCGCGCCGTGATCGCGATGCTCAAAGGCTGCCCCGGCGTCGAGGCGCACCTGTGGCGACCATCCGACGAGAAGGAACTCGACGCCGTGCTCCGACCGGAGTAGGTTCGCAAGTCCCACAAAGCAAACCCCCGGCGTGATCCGCAACGCTGCCGAGCTACGCGGATCCCACCGGGGGCTAAGTCCTCACCTTTGGAGAGTAGGACCAGATGAACGGTAGCACCAAACAACACGCGTGTCACTTGCGATGAGTGGCATCGAGTCACGTGGCAGGCGAGGATTCACCGTCGTGCCGAACTGGCGTTGGGAAGATCCGACGCTCGACCCGTACGACCTGCGAGTCGCAGGCTGGCTGGCATCCCACGCAGACAGCTACCTGTTCGACTTCGTGTCCCGCAACGCGATCGTCCGACACACCCACATCTCCCGGGCGCGTGTCTCCTCGTCGCTGACCCGTCTGGTCGACCTCGCCATCATCGAGATCAACGTGATCGACACCCCGCAAGCCGAGGGCGGCAAACGGTTCCGAATCACGTTCGACTTCGACGTGTGGGAAGGCGCGACCCAGGACGCCACACGTCCACCCCCCAGGACGCCAGGCGTCCACCCCCAGGACGCCACACGTCCACCCCCAGGACGCCACACGTCCCCTCCTATAGGTGATTCATTTACAGAAGAACACGGAGAAGAACAGCCGCCGCCTACGGCGACGGCGCGTTCGATTGCCCAGGACTGGTGGGACTACGTGCAACGCTCAACGGGGCACACACCGGTCGGTTACACGTTCATGGCGCTCGTCAAGATGATCGAACCGTTGATGACGAACGACTACCCGGTGCTCGCCATCAAGGGCGCGATCAAGCAGGCGTACGACGACCGCCGCCCGTTCACCCGGCAGGTGTTCGAGCAGTACCTCGACGGCCGCGCGACGAAGGGCAAGACCGGCCGACAACTCGACGCGCTGTCCGCCGCGATCGCCGCCGAAGAATGTCGCCCGGATGGTGCATGATGGGCGACATGCGGACTGTGGTCACCATCGAGGTTCCGATCGAGCACCGCTTCGCGGCGGGCGAACTGATCTACCGCGAGGAGAAACCGATCCCGGGCGACATCCCGCCGTGGGAACAACGATCAGTGTGGCGGGTGCTTGAGGTGGGCTGCTTTGCCCCGCACGTGCATGATGGCATCGGACTTTGGGACGGGCCGTGGTATCGGCTGGAAGCCGTCAACGAGTTCGCCAAGATGATCGCGATGGAAGCGCACGGCCGGGTGGCTCAGGCATCGACCCCGCTCATCGACTTGATGGGTCCGGTGACCGAGCGTGTCCGTGCGGTCGACCGTCAGTGTGAACGTCATGCCCGATGACTACCCCGACACGACGCCGCTCGAACGTCTCCTCGCGTCCCGCGACTACGCGCTTTACCATGCGCGCCGCTGCTACAAGTCGAACATGACGTGCGGAGGTTCGACGCTGTCATTCCGACCGGACGTGATGAAACGAGTCGTCGCCGAGGCGCCGGTGCTGGCCGACATTGTCCGCTTGAAGGCGTGGGGAATCCGGGTCCCCGAAGCACCACTGCGAACCGACATCGAGGTGACGCTCGCGCTCGACTTCACGTGGACGTCCGAGACATGGAACGACGGGCTGTCATGGACGTGGTTCAACGAGTTCCCGATGTACGTGCAATGCACCCTCGACCGGCTACTCGATGACAACCCGTTCATGGTCGCGCCGACCATGATCATGTTCCCGAAGCTGATCGACGTGAACCCGTCGTGAACCGGGCCGACGCGCTCAAACTGATCGGCGCCGCCCAGATGCTTTGGCCGTCGTGGCGCGACGCACCATCGACGCAACGCGACGTGACGTTGATGGCCGACGTATGGCTGACCGTCCTCGAAGATGTCCCCGCCGACCTCGCCTACGCAGCATTGAAGGTCCTCGCCGCCGAGGGCCGAGAGTTCGTGCCACCGGCCGGTGTGATCCGTCGCACCGCGATCCTGCTCCGCGCCCGCGCCTCGGGTGAGTTGCCGCCCGGCGCCGACGAGGCGTGGCGCGAGGTCCAAACCCGGGTCCGCGAGCAAGGCCGTCACGGCTGGAACGACGACTGGACGCACGCCTGCATTGACGAGACCGTGCAAACGATGGGCTGGTGGCAGCTATGCGACGGCTCATCGCAGGACGCGCTGCGTGCCCATTTCCGCCAGTTCTACGCCGAGTCCGTCACCCGCTTCGAGCGGGACCTCGTCATGTCCGACCAGATGCTCGACGCGATCTCGACGGCGTCGCTGCGCGCCTTGTCAGAATGACGCCACCATCGCGTACTGTGGTCCGATGATCCAACGTTTCCACGCCGAGAACTGGTTGAAGGACGAAGCCCCCGCTGGCGGAGTCGTCAAGCTGATCACCGCCCACCCGACCGACCCGACCAACGGAACGATGGGCCAGTACGCGCTCAACAATCCGGCGCTGTACATCCGCTGGCAGGAAGGCCCGATCGTGATCGACGGTGTCCGCCACGAGCCGAACGGCTGCTTCGTGGAGACCGTGATCGAGGCCGCGCTGCAACGCATGGAGTTCTACCAGGACACCCAGTTCGCGTGCGCCGAGAACCAGGAGATCATCGACCACCTACGCAAGGCGCTCGCCTGGTGTCAGGAACGAACCGCGCGCCGCGAGGCCCGCCAAGTGGAAGGAACCACGACGGTATGAAAGTTCATATCTATCGAACCGTTGCACCATCGGGAGTCGAGATCGGCGAGGTGGTGCTCTGGGAGAACGACGTCCCGGTCGAGATCGAGTCGATCACCCGCACAAAGGACGGCTACGAACTGACCGGCCACAACGTGGTGACACCGAAGAACCGCAAGGTCGTCATCCGGCCCCGCAGCGAACTGCTGCGAGTCCTCCCGAACCGCACCCAAGCCGAGCGGCTCGCCCGGGCGATGGAGGACGCCATCCGAGGCGGCATCGACGGAGGCGGCGACTACGAGTGGGAAGTCGCACCCATCAACGACCTCATGCCGCTCATCCTGCGCGGCTCGGCCATGCAGGCGCCCACGGTGACGACCGGCACGGTCGGTGACGTGGTGACGGTCGGACAGCCGATCAACTCGCAGTCGACACCATCGGTCTGATGCGCTTCCGCAAACGACCGGTCGAGATCGAGGCGCGCCAGTGGTTGGGTGGTCCCGAGTTGGCGACGCCGATCATCGACTGGGTTCTCGCCGAGGGGGGCACGGCGCGCTGGCATGACGATCCGCCGCGCCTGCACTCCGACCATTGCCGATGCGACGGGCGCGGCATCATCCCCGGCCCGTTCGGACAATCAGCACTGCCATGCCCGGAGACGATGCTGACCGGCGGGGGACCGGAGTACCTGGCGATCGACCCCGCGTTCCGAGCAAGGCCGGGTGACTGGATCATCAAGGACATGAACGACACGTTCTCCGTGTGTCGACCCGACATCTTCGATGCGACGTACGAGCCGCTCGAATGAGCCACATCCGCGCGATCGGGAATCCGCCGCGCCGCTCGAACGCCGATCTGATCTCGGACCTGTTCAACCTCGGCTACCTGCCGGACCCGGTCCTCGACTTGACGTACGGCAAGGGCCGCTTCTGGAAGCAGTACCGGCCATCGGATCTCGTGACGAACGACACCGACCCGATCTCGGACACCGGGTTCCACCAAGACTTCACGGACATGCCGATGCACTCCAAGACGTTCGCGACGGTGGTGTTCGACCCGCCGTACAAGCTGAACGGCACCGCATCCCAAGGTGGTCCGGCCACATCGGATGACGACTACGGGGTGGGCGGCGACTACCGCTCCCCGGCCGAGCGTCACGATCTGATGCGACGAGGGATGACCGAAGCGGCCCGCCTGGCGCGAGACTTCGTGATCGTGAAGTGCATGAACCAGGTGGTGTCCGGCAAGATCCATTGGCAGACCGACATGATGACCGAGCACGGCAAGACGCTCGGTCTCGACAAGGTGGACGAGTTGCACGTGTACGGGTATCGGGTGCAGCCGCCGGGGCGCCGCCAGGTCCACGCCCATCGGGACTACTCGACGGCGCTCGTGTTCGCCGTCCTCCCCGAACAACCACCGCAACTCATTTGACAACCGGCGACGGGGAGAGTAGAGTTACAGTCATGGAAACCACCGCAGACCTGTACCCGGAACACACGAAGCTGATGGACGTCAAGGACGAGTCGCAAGCCATCGGCGAGTTCATCGACTGGTTGGCCTCGAAGCGCATGGCGCTCGGCGAGTGGCGCGAGTTCGACGGCTACGACAACCCGCAGTTCGTCCCGGCTCACGTCGACGTCAACGCCATCCTCGCCGAACACTTCGGGATCGACCTGGCGAACCTCGAAACAGAGAAGCGGGAGATGCTCGCCGTGATCCGGGCAGCGAACGCATGACGGCCAAAGTCGAGGTCAAAGCCGACATCTGGTACGACCCGTGTCACGTGGTCAGCTACACCGACGAGGGCGACGAGGTCGAGGATGGCCGCTGGTGCCTGTCGATCGAAACACCGGACGGCGAGATGAACTGGTCCGCCAGGACCACCGAGACACTCGTCGCTGTCGCTGAGCGGTGGGGCGCCGGGCGCGGTGTCCACGTGATGGTCAAGTTCTTGCACCCGGTGGGTGGCTGATGGAACGCCCAACCCATGACAGCTTCCGCGCCAAGTTCGCGCGGCGCCGCCACCCGGGCTACTCGTGGTGTTTCCGCTGTGGGATGCCGTGGGCGTGCGTGAAGGAACACACGACCCCGTACGGCCCGGAGTTGGTCGAGTGCTTCCGGGCGCTCGACCTGGACATCCAACTGTGGGTGATCACCGGTCAGGTCGGGCTGCTCGGCGCCGGTGGCTGCTTCGCCCTGTGTGACAAGTGCTGGTCGAAGCTCACCATCGAGGAACGCGAGCCGTACTACTGGAAGTTGCTCGCCTGGTGGGATTCGACGCTGCCGGTGTCGGAGGAGAAGGCGCACTGGGTGATCGCCGCCTGCCGGGAGGGACTGTGAACGAACGCGACTACCCCGACATGCTCACTGTTGGCGACCGGACGTGGACGATCCGCCGGTACACGCCGAAGCGTAGGGGCGGTCCGGCCGGGCACGGCTGGGTCCGTGACTCCAACCCCGGCTCGATGATCCCTCGGATCGAGGTCAGCGGGGGCGAGTGCGAGCTTCTCAATGAGATCGCCCGGCTCCGCCGCGAGTTGGACGACGTCGAACTCGAACGCTGGCAGGCCCAACCATGAGCCACCAACCCGTCGAGTTCCCGCGGATCCTGGCCCGCTGGCAGGCTGTCAAGGACCGCGACCTCGGATTGCTCCCGAACTGCTGCGTGCTCGCCTCGAAGGTTCTCCTCGTAGCGTTGATCGACGCCGGGTTCCAGGCGTGGGTCGAGCCGACGTACGCGTTGGCGATCAACAAAGAGGGCTACCTCCTCCTCGACCGCGGGGTCCCGACTTCCGAGTGGCCCGACACCGCCTGGTCGGTCGGCGTCGAGGAGGGCGGCACCATCGACACCGGCTCGTACCCCGGGCATCTCGTCGTGTTCTGCTACGTCGACGGCGCGCTGACTCTCGTGGACGGGAGCGCAGGCCAGTTCTCGCGCCCGGCGAAGCAGATGAACGTCCCCTCGACCCTCTGGTTCCCGACGCCACGCTGGCCGCACGCCGCGAGCTACGTCGACGGGGCGTGGGCGCTCACGTACAAACCGGCCCCGCTCGGCAACCTCCATCGCGTAGCGAACGACTGGACGAAGAACTGGCGCAAGCACGCCGCCGACATGAAACAGGTGTCGGTGTGAACACCAACGACAACGTGTGGGTGGAGTTGACCGATTGGGGCTGGAAGCTGTTTGACAGCTACCACGAGAACCTCGGCCTCGACCCGACCGTGTATCGCGCGATGATCGCCGACGACGGTTGGCAACGGTTCCAACTGCACGAGTTGATGCACATCTTCGGGTGGGCGATGTACAACGGCGCTTACCACATCCCGTTCGACTGCAACGAGGTCCACCTCACGAAACCGGACGTGTCGCCATGAGGATCAACGCCGGGTACGCAATCACTGAGGCGATGATGGAGCAGGCCGACAAGGATCTGTTACGTCTCCTCATGTACGAGGTCGGGGCATCGGGTCGTCGGATAGCGGCGAAGCTCGAAGCGGCCGGACCTGAGTTCGCTGATCTCGCCGAGTATCACCGCGAGTCGATGCGTCAAGTCGGGATTGACCCGTGAGTGACTACCTCACCATCGGGGTATTGGCGGGTCATGCCTACCAAGCAGACAGCCAAGACAACCAAGCCCAAGACCGTCACCGCCTGGAACGACGGGATGCGGAAGGCGATCGTCGCCCATTTCCCGGACACGGTCGATTCCGACTTCGTGGACAACTCTCAGCAGGCGTTCATCGACGTGTACTCGCAGCGCACCGGTGTGCCCCGCGCGGACGTGTCGAAGATGGTGACGCAGGCACTCAAGTCCTGACCCCGGCGGTCGGCCGGTGAGCGTGCCGACCGAACTCGAACTGATCCGAGACGCCGCCGTGATGGTCGCGCGTCGCGCCCGGGATTCCGACACGGAGGATCTCGCTCTGCTGATCGCTTCACTCGCTGACTGGGTAGCGATCCACGTCCCCACGCCTGGGAGCGCACCATGAAGCGCACTGGTGTGATCATCGGCGTCGATGTCGGGGCGAGTCGGGAGCGGTTCGTCCCGATCAAAGCCGAGTTGCAGGAACGCTACCCGGGGGTCGTGTTCACGTTGATGAACGGGATCAATGGTTGCGCCGTGTTCGAGTTCGATGACGGCGAGGAGACGCCATGATCCTCCTCAACGCCGACGAACACCGCCAGTGGGAGGCGGCTGTCGCCACCTGGCCGACCTGCCAGACATGCGGTGGGACCGGCGAGGGCAGCACGCCAAGCTACCGATGCGTTGACTGCGACGGATTCGGCAGTGTCCCGCAGCCCGTCTACATCGTCATCGAAGGCGTGTGCCCGCTCTGCGTCGAAGCCGGGAACGGCCACGACTATCTCGGCCCATGTCGAGATTGGATCGAACCGGCGCATTGGCGGGTGCCTGAGCGTTCGGTGCGCTTCCAGGATCACGGTCCTGACGGGTACGACATCGAGTTCGATCCGGCTGTCGGGGAACCCTGCGAGATACGAGCAGAGTGCTGGCACAAGTACCTCAACGAGGCGACCGGCAAGTGCGTGTGGGATGGCAAGGAATGCGACGACGGCTCTGTGCTGCTGTCTACCGCCGCCACCGTAGAAGTCCTGCCGGTGGTCGATGTTCAATCCGTGGAGCGCCCCGCAAGCCGCTACGTGCTGCTCTCGACCGGGACAGGGCTGGCGCTGCTTGTCGATGCTGACGGTACGCCGCACTCAATCACCCTCGATCCGTTGCCGGTTCCCGGCCGTCACTTCGTCGCCGTGGTGACACCATGACGGCGCGGACGTCAACGGCGATCCGGTTGAAGCCGGATCTGCACGAACGGCTGGTCGAGGAGGCCGCGGCGCGTGACGTGTCGATCAACTTCCTGGTGAACAAGGCGTGCGCTTTCTTCCTGGATCGGCTGATCCCGGTCGATGAGATGCAATGGACGCGTGAGCCATGAGGGATGTGGTCCGCCGTCACCTCGGTCTCTTGCTGCTCTGGATGGTGATCGTCGCTGTCGTGGTCGTGATCGGCAACGTGTGGCATGGGGCGTTCATCGTCGGGTTCTTCGCGGGGACGTTCATCGCGTGGCTGATGGCGACCTGGGTTGTCGGGAATCTACGAACGGATCTCACCGAAGCCGAACTGAGAGAACGACCATGACGAACTCGTGTGTCACCGAGCGGCTGGTTGAGCGCCGCTACCGGCTGATGCAACGCCTCCCGTTCGTGTGGCGGTTCGCGTTGAACAAGGGGACCTGGGCGATTGTCGAAGTGATCCATCTCCTGCCGGACGGCACGGTGATCGAGTCGTGAGCATCCAGCGGGTGACCCGCATCCAATGCGACGACTGCGAGGACATCGGCCCGGTCGAAGGCGTCCAGGCCCGCGACACCCGCCGCGACCTGGCCGAGTGGTACGGCTGGATCCTGGAAGGCGTCCGCGACATCTGCCCAAACTGCCAGGTCAGCCGTGCCAAGTGAGGCGATCTGCCGTTGGTGCGGCGAGCCGTTCCCCCGGCGAAGCAGCGCAGGCACGGTCCCGTACTTCTGCTCCCCCGAGCATCGCCGCGCTGCCCGTCTGGCCGAACAGGCCGAACGCGGCGACCATCACATCGAAGGCAAACGGGTCTCGGCGTACACGTACCGGAATGCCGGGTGTCGCTGCCCGGGTTGCACCGCTGCCGCATCCGCCGACCTGCGGGAGCGCCGTCACGCCCGCGATGGCGCTCTCCTCAAGATCCAAACCCGAACGCAACACAAGGCGGTCGCGTGGGTCCGTGCGAACTACCCAGCCCTATGGGAGCGGTTCATCGTGGAGGCGTACGAGGAACTCGGCATCGAACGCCGACCCCGCGGCCACCCGACTAATCCCCGCACGTCCGCGGTTGATCGGTCTACACTCCGACCATGAGCGACGACCAACGTCAACAAGACCAGGACCAGCACGACTGGGAAATGAACGCAGGCGCCGACGCAACCGCCGCCGCCGTCAACCGAGCCGCCGCCGCCCGCTCCTGGGTGGTCCTGCTCATCTCGGACATGTCATGGCTTGTCGGCATGGCCGAAGGATCCGGCAACACCGTCCCACCCCGCATCACCGACGACCTCGGCGAAGCAATCTCCTGGCTGGCAGGTACACCATGACCCCCGACGCACTCGACCCGTGGGACCGCCGCCCAGGCGAAACCCCACGGGCCTACGCCCTGTTCATCGACTACCGCAACCAAGGCGCCCACAAACGCTCTCTGCGCGCGCTCGCCAGCAACGCGACTGCAACGAACCTGCGACAGTTGGCGACCTACTCGAAGCAGTACGACTGGCCCGACCGGGTCGGATCGTGGGATGACTACCTCGCCCGCCAAGACCAGATCGAGCAGGTAGAGAACGTTCACGCCATGCGGCGCCGTCACGCCGCGCTCGGATTCCAGATGCTCGACATCGCCGCCGAACGGGTACGCGCGATCAACATCGAGAAACTCACTGTCCGTGAAGCTCTGATGCTCGCCGACCTCGGCATCAAGATCGAACGCCAAGCCCGAGGCGAAGCCGTCACCATTGACGAACTCCGCACCGATGTCGAACTCGACGGCCCCACCGGCGCGGACATCCTCACCGCGCTGCGCACCCACCCGCAACTGCTCGACCTGGCCGACGAACTCGACCGGGTCATGCTCGAAGGAAAGGGAGACGAATGAGTCTGCCCGCCGAACCCAGCCAACCGAACCTCGCCGAACTCATCCGAGGCCGCATCATCATCGGCAACGCCCGCCTCGCAATCCTCGAAGCGTTCGCCACGATGGGCTACGACGAGGACACAGCGACAGCCTCGGAGGCGCTCGCCGCGATCGACGCTTTCACCGACAAGGTCAACGCCAAGATCGGAGCGCTCATCCAATGAGCGAGATCCCCGAACACCTCCTCCAACGCGCCCAAGCCGCCCGGATCAAGGCGGGCGGCGTCCTGGGCGACCGTCCCCGTTCGACCCGCCCGGAACGCGTCCTCGACTTCTCGGTGAGCGAACTCGTGGAGTTCCGCACGCAGCTACGCGACTCGCTGTCCAACATCCACACCATCGCCGAACGCTTGTGCTTCAACACCAGCGGGATCGGCACGGATGTCGACGCGATGATCAGCGAGATCAACGAAACGATCGGCTCACTGGTATGACCGCATGATCACTCACATGATGAAGGAACGCCGCAAGGGCGTCGAGATCGCCAAGTGCGGCACCGAAGTCAAGACCACGAAGTCGACGGCTCCGATGACGTTCTGGCACGCCAACGTCACCTGCCCCGACTGCCTGACCGCCATGAAGGCACCGACGTGAACGCCAGCACCCAGATCGACATGACGATCCAGGTCGAGGCAGCGATCGAGAACCACTGGCATGTCCGCCACGCCTGGCTCGACGGCTCCGCCACCCTCGAACCATGCCGACATGATCCGTGTGTCCGTTCCGACGTCCACTACTTCGTCGTCCCAGCGGTCGGCCCGCTCGGCGTCGAGATCCGCAAGAGGCTCACCGCATGACCCGCGACGCTCTCCTCAAGGTCCGGGTGTTGCTCGCCGATGTTGATGACGTGATCTACGGCGACGTCAACCTCCCGGGAGCGACCCGCCGCGAGTATTCGACTGACGAGATGAACCTCGCCAAGACCATCGACAAGGCTCACGAGCAGGTGAGAGACATGCTCGCGCTGCTCCGAACCCAGGAGGCCAAGACGTAGCACCCGCTACGCCCCACCACCACGTTGACCAATGCAGGGAGGTCATCATGGAGAACACGAGCACACCGCTCAGCGCGTTCGACGCCCTCGAACGAAACGACCCACACCCGCTCAGCCACCGCGCCCGGGTCCGACTGTTCACGATCGGAATCACGATCGGCGTCACGTTCGGCCTGGTCGCGTTCTTCGGTTGACGACATCCACCATCGGGTAATCTCACGCTCGCCCCCGGCGATCCTCTCGTTCGTTGCCAGTTCGGGGGCCGCGCCGGTCCCTCTGTGGTCGGAGGGACCGGCGCACCATCACGCTGAGTGAAGAAAGTGTCGCCGATCCCCGGGCCGAGACCGACACGATCTCACGCACCGCGCGCAGCCGTCACGTAACCCCAGATCACAGCGGTGTGGTTACAGTGATGTAATGCCGACCGCCGGTGTCATCCTCTCCGAGGATCTCGCAGAGCACGGCTGGCGGCTGACCCCGGACCGGACCGCCGCCCACATCACCCGCCACGAACCCGTGACCGAAGGGTTCGGCGGCGAGTTCCAGATGTCCGGCCCCTATCAGCGCCCGGCGCACGTCCGCGCCATCGGCCGCGTCCTCGCCGACACGATCTCCCAAGGCAACGGGAGGCTGATCGTCAACCAGCCACCGCAGACCGGCAAGTCGATGCTGATCTCCCGGTGGACACCGACGTGGGCGCACCACCTCACCGAAGGCAAGGTCCGCGTCCTGCTCGGCTCATACCAGGCCCGCTACGCGGCGTCGTGGGGCAAAGCGACGAAGGACACCGTCGAGAAGTTCGGCGACGAACTCCTCCTCCAAATCTCACCATTGGCCCACGCCCGAGACGTGTGGGAAACAACCGCCGGTGGCGGGATGCGCACGTCCGGCATCGAAGGGTCGATGACCGGCCTCCCGGGCGACATCATCATCGTTGACGACCCGTTCCGCTCGTTCAAGGAAGCCCACTCGCCGACCGTGCGCCAAGACGTGTGGGACTGGTTCTGGGCCGTCCCGATGACCCGGTTGCAGCCCGGCTCGACCGTGATCATCGTCCAAACCCGCTGGCACGAGGACGACCTCACCGGGCGCATCCTCGCCTCCGAGGGCGCGCACCGGTGGACGCAGCTACGCATCCCCGCCCTGTGCGACGACCCGGCGACCGATCTCCTCGGCCGGAACCTCGGCGAATCCCTGTGGCCCGAACGGTTCTCCGCCGAGCACTACGACTCCATCCGCATCGACTCCGGTCCGTACAAGTGGGCCGGGATGTACCAGCAACTCCCGGCGCCGCTCGAAGGCGAGATCTTCAAGCGCCTCAAGTGGCAGAAGGCCGACACCGCCCCGATCGGCCGGATGACTCACCTGGTGCGCCGCTGGGACCTGGCGTCGACCGCCGACGACGGCGACTACACCGCCGGTGTGCTGATGGGCCGCACGGACCGCTCCGAGTTCTACATCCTCGACATCCAACACGAACGCCTCTCGTCGCTCGGCGTCGAGGAGTTGATCAAGTCGACGGCCCGCAAGGACCATGAGATGTACGGCGGGCGTGTGTTGATCCGTCTCGAACAGGAACCGGGCGCCACCGGCAAGCGCACCGCCGAGGACTACGTGAAGCGTCTCCTCGCCGGATACCCCGCGAAGGCGTTGCGCACCGACCAGAAGAAGGAACTCAAAGCGCAACCATTCGCAGCGCAGCAGGAAGCCGAGAACGTGTTTCTCGTCCGCCGCTACGACAAGATCAAGGACGACTACGTCACCCCGGAGTGGTGGGAGGAGTTCATCGAGGAAGCCGCCGTGTTCCCATCCGGCACCCACGACGACATGGTCGACGCCGCATCCGAGGCGTTCATGGATCTCCGCGAGTTGGCGATGAAGCGAGTCAAGGCCACGACCGCGACGATGGCCGGTGAACGGATCGGCCAACCCGACATCATCCCGTCCCGGGGAGCGACCCGCCCGCCCGGGAACTGAGAATGTCGCCGGGTGGGACTACGGTTACCGCATGGACATCGACACCCACAACGACTTCTTCCTCGGCGTCTCGGGCTACCCGGAGCAGACGTTCTCGTTCATGTTCCCGCCCGGCCCGATGGACAAAGCAGCCGCGCTCCGCACCGCCGCCTGGCTCGTCGCGCTCGCCGACCCGATGAACGAGGAGTTCCCGGCCGTGTTCAAGGCGATCTGCAACACGTGAACGGCGAGCACCGCGAGCCGTGGCAGGTCAACGAGCCACGGGATCTGATCGAACTGGTCATGACCCAACACTGGGACATGGCAGCGTGCCCATGCACGTTCTGCGAAGCCGGTCGAATCATGGGTTTCCGCCCGCACGCCGGGTTCCTGTTCTGGCGCGAGCAGGGCTACGACTACCTCAAGCCCGTCCCCACGGGCGAACCGATCGCCCCGTGGAACGGCGTCATGCCCGCCGAGGAACCGGTGCGCTGTGGCTGACTGGGTGATGACCGAGCAGTGGCACGCGCTGCGGATCCAGATCAGCCCGAGCGGGATGTGCGAGCAGGCCGACATCTGCGGCCGGTGCGGAGCCATCGTGTTCTTCGACTTCAAGGATCTCCACGACGACTTCCACTCCCCGCTCTCCGAGCGCGCCAAGGCATACAAGGACCAACTCCGATGAGCGACGAGTTCGTGGAGTTCGACCACCTCAAGGATCTGCCCGAGATCTTGAAGCGTCTCGGCCCGGTGTCGGGCGGCGACATCCTCGTGTTCCGCCAAGACTTCTTCTCCCCCGAGCAATGCCAGGAGATCTCCAATGGCGTCATGGACTACTACGCCGAGATCGCCCGTGCCCGCGACGAGGTACACATCAAGAACGCCCTCGGTGACACCAAGTACACCGTGCAACGCGAGAGCGACCGGGCAGCGGTCCACGTCCCGCTGATCGTGTTCCTGCCGCCCGGCGCCAGCCTCGAACACCTGACCGACTCGGACATGGTCCGTGTCGGCTGGCAACGAATCCCCCCAACAGAGGAGACCACCAGTGGAGATCAGTGACAGCGAGTACCGCAAACTCAAGGGCTACGAAGAAGCCGACGCGAGCGCGTGGCGTTGGACGAAGCGCATCGCTGGGGTGGTCGTCGGCCTCCTCCTCGTCCTGTGCGGATTGGTCATGGCGTGGCGGTGGGTGATGCCATCCGTCAACCTCCACAAAGCCGAGATCGAGAACCAGCGCGTCATCTCGAAGCAGCACGCCGAATCCGACGCCGCCGTGTACGCCGCCAAGTCCACCATCACCCAGGCGACCGCGAAGGCCAGCGCGGAAGTCGAACGAGCGAAGGGCGCCGCCAAAGCGCAGGAGATCATCGCGAACACGCTGACCGAGCCGTACCTGCGCTACCTGTACATCACGAACCTCGGCACCTCCGACCATGAAGTGATCTACCTGCCGACCGAAGCCGGACTTCCGATCCTCGAAGCCGACCGGTTCGACCAGCCGACCGGCAACTCGATCCCGCCGACGAGCGAGGCGCCATGAGCAAGTCGACGTGGAGCGTCACCGTTGAGATGGACGACGGCGAGGTGTGGGGCGCCGAGATCCTCAACGTCACTGGCGGCATGGAGGAGGCGACCCGCCGGGCGGAGAAGATCCTGTGGGGTCGCTACGGTCCCGTCGCTGCCACCGGGATCAAGACCATGTTCGTCGGCGTCACCCTGCCCGAAGGCGCGCTCGACATCGGGATCGCTCCGTGGGAGTGCCCCGTCCGGGGTTGCTCCGAACCGACCGGCCAACGACACGTACACACCGACATCAACGCCGGTGGCGGCGGTCCCGCCGTTCAGGTGCCGACGTGAGGAAGATCAAAGTGAGGGACTTCGGATGACACCAGGCCAGATCCAAGGTTCGATAGACGAGATCTGCGAAGGGTTGGAACATCAGCGCTCCGTGATGATCTTGATGAAAGGCTCCGACCGGACGCAGCAACCATTCAAGATCGAGTTCGACCCGCGGGTGCAGTCGTACGAGGAGATGATGCAGATCCTCGAAACGGTCCGCTCCCGGTTCCCGCAGTGGCGCATCGTCGGAGAGTGGAAGCAATGAGCAGCCCGTTCGAGTTCTCGACCAAGGTCCTCGAAGTCATCGGCCTCGATCCGTCCCGCATCGCGAGCTACATGATTGTCGGCGACGGCGACGGGGTCACCATCAACGTCGAGGTGATCGGCGACTTCGACGGCGAACGCATCGCCTCGTGGCATGAGCACTACAAGATCGCCCGCACCGACGAACCGACCGCCCGGGAGAGCTACGACCGCGGCGTGATCGCTGACGAGCACCTCCAACCATGAGCGCACCCCTCCCGAAGGACAGCGACCCGGTCGCCGGGGTGTGGTTGCGCTGGTCTGGCGAACCGGGCGAGGACCCGATCTTGAAGATCGAGTTCGACGTGTTCGGTGGGTTCACGCTCTACACGGCGGAAGCGCTCGCACACGCCATCCTGTACCAGACGGCGGTCGTCAAGGCCAACGTCGACGCCCCGTTCAACTGGGGACCACGGTTCGAGCCATGAAGCAGTGCTGGCTCTCCCGAACTGTCGAGGTGTCGCGCGGCGTGGTCATCTTCATCTGCATCGCGCTGGCCCGCCTCGCGTTCTGGGACGAGGAACGGATCCGCCACGCGCTGCTCTACGCCGAGCTTCTCCTGTTCGCCGCGTGGCTCGCCACTGCGCTCTGGGCGCGCCACCGACCGAGACGCGCATGAACCAGCACAAGCGCCGCTGGTACGGCATCCTCGGGAGCTATGAAGGCAAGCAGGCCCGCATCCAGTTGCACCGCCGCGACTACGGCAAGTCATCGGACACGCTCCCCGAGCCGATCGTTCGAGCCGCCGCCGCCGAGTACAACCGGCAGGGATTCAGCCAGTCGTTCGAGCGGCTCCAAGAACGCGGCGGTCTGTCCGACACCGAGATCATCGCCCTGCTCGCCGACGCGCTCGGCATCGAGGTGCCGGAATGGCCCTCCAACTGACATGAGACGCATCGTCAACGCTATGGCGCTCGCCGCCGGTCTCGCCACCGGGGTCGCCTACTACGTCGACCATCGCTCGAACCGTCAACTCGACCAGTGGGCAGCACGCCGGATGATCTCGCACGTCTGCGGGCCGCTGAGCATGGACAAGTGGGGGACGCCACGCCACATGGTCAAGACCGACGACGATCTCATCATCGAAGCCTGGCTTTGGCGCCGCTACGGCGAGGACAAGCTGGCCGACGTGATCGACAGCTACCGCGTCTGAGTGTTCGATGTGGCACAATGCCGGGTATGAGCGACGTGCCTGACACCGAGGAAACCGAGACCGAGGACGCCCCCGAGGGCGACGAGGAAACCGAGACCGAGGACGACGGCGCCGACGAGTGACCCGGGGGAGGACCCCAATGCTTGCAGCCATATCCGAAGGACATCCAGACATCGCGGATGCCCTCTTTCTCATCGCCGCCATCATCTTCGCGATCGTGTTCGTGTTGCAGGCGATGGCCGTCGCGATCCCACCTAAGTGGAACTTCATCGCGCTCGGCCTCTGCCTCGTGTCAGTCGGCTGGTTCGTTCTCTGAACTGTCGCCGCCATCGCGCATGATGGCGGCATGAGCAAAGCTGAACTCGCACTCGCCGAACGCCACGCCCGGTTCGCCCAACTCGGCTACAAGGAACAGCGCGCCGAACTCATCGCCCGCATCCCCGAAGGCAAGATCGAAGCGGAGGGGATCCGCACGACGAACTGCACGCCGGGCACCATCGAGTTCGGCGACGCCGAGCAAGGCGTCGGCGTCTGGATGTCGTTCGAGAACTTCTACTCCGGGACACGCCAGATCGACCCACCCGGCCTCGTCGCCCACGAGCTACGCCTCAACATCACGATCGGCGGAAGCGACGGCCACGCCCGCATAGCGTCGATCCCGATCAACGACCCGTGGCAATGCGTCCGCGCCGCCCGTGTCCTGCTCGCTGTCGCCGAGGACCACTACCCGAACGGCGACTGGCCCGACATCGGCTACGAAGCCGCCCCGCTGGTCCTGCCATGAGCGACGACCTGACCCGCACCGGCTTCAACGACTCCCTGCGCCGGGTCTCCGCCGTCGAGGTTCTGATCGTCGTTGTCATCCTCCTCATCCTCGGCACGATCACCGTGTTCGCTCTCTCGGGCATCAGCAACCCCAACCATGACCACGAGCAGGAATGCCTGGCGCGTGGCGGCACGATCCTGCTCGACGCCGAGAACCGCTACGACGGCTGCATGATCGGCGGACGCGCTGGCTGACGCTGGCAAGACTCTTGACAAACCGGGGACGATCTGCGCATAATCATGGTGGACATGGAAACCACCACTCTGACCTGGAAGCGCCTGGGCGCTGGGACCTACGAGGCCCGCACCGGCGACGGCTACCGTGATCGGTTCTACATCGAGCACGTCGAGGCACCCGCCAGCGAGACCGGCGGCTACGGTCGCCTCGACCATTGGGCCGTCACCTACCCCGGCTCGAACGGCGCCGACAGCCTGTTCGAGACGCTCCGCGACGCCAAGCGCGGCTGCCTCGCCAGTCTGGACACCGCATGAAGTCGCTGCGCTGGTCTGAGCCTGACGGCTCGATCCCCCACGCCATCCTCCACGCCGATGGCCGGGCGTTCGACGCGTACACGATCTACGACCGGATCGGCCTCCTGTTCGACAAGGACGCCGACTTGATGCGCTCGTGCATGAAGGCCACGGCCAAGACCTACGAGGTCGAGTTCCCCAACGGGGACCGCCGCCCGTACAAGACGCTCGCCACCGCCAAACGCGCCATCGAGCGCCACTTCGCCCGATGAACTAGTCAACACTCTTGACAAACCTCAGTCCATCTGCGCATAATGCAGGTGGAGATGAGATCCGAAACCACCACGAAAGGAACCACCACGATGTTCGCCGTTGGCTCGCGCTGGGCCGAGGCGTCGGGTTTCGAGTTCGACGTTCTTGACGTCCTCGACAACGGCGCCATCAGCGTCCGGTTCGTCAAGGGCGGCTGGCGTCTGATGCTCGCAGCGAGCGAGGCCAGCAAGTGGACCGCAGTCGCCACCGAGTTTGCGAGGGCCGCATGACCGCCCTGTCGCTGTTCCCCAAGGACTTCAAGCCTGGCGACAGGACCCGTCTCGGGACCACGATCGTCGCCGAACTGAGTCTCGTCAAGGGCGGGATCGAGTTCCTCGTGGAGACCGATGGCGGTCGACGCACGACGCTCGTGTTCGACGGGCGCCGCAGGTACGAGATGACCAGAAAGGACAACGCATGAACAAGGCCACCTACAACAAGCTGATCCCCTACGGGGAGAACTGGAACGCCGACCTGCTCAACGGCGCCCGCTACGCCTTGCTCGCCGATCTCAAGACTGCGAAGGCGCGCTGGGTGATCGCCGAGGCGCTCGACCTGTTCGGCCCCGAGAACGTCTACATGGACGGCGAACTGTGGAGCTACCGATGAGGGACCGGGGCGCCGAGGAACGGGCCACCATCCGCCGACTCGCCACCGCCGACCACAAGCCGAAAGCCTGGCGGTCAGGACGCCCCTCCGGGTACGCCTACAACTGCTCGTGCGGCTGGAACACCGGCCTACGGTCCGACGCCCGCTCCGCCCGGGAGCGGCTCATCGACCATCTGAAAGGAACGAAGTGAGAGCACCGATCCCCCGCTACCGCGACGGTTGGGACGCCGGGGTTGCCTACGTCGAAGCTGAGATCGCGAAGCGCGAACGCCCCGTCCGCTGGGCCAGGGCTGAACTCGCCAAGATCCGTGCGACACGGGGACCGGCCAGCCCCCATCCGACCCCGACATCGCTCGCTCTCCGCGACGACTTCGCCTGGGGATTCCGTGACGGCTCCGCTGTCACGCTCGCCAACTTCCTGTACCGAGTCGACAACCTCGCCGAACACCTGTGAAAGGAACACCATGACCACCCGAGTCGCCAAGACCCCCGCCACCGTTGCGACCGTCACCGCCAGGGCCGACGCCGTCGAGATCTCGGCACCCGGCCGAGCACCGATCGTCCTACCGGCCAACCTCGACGCCGAGCACCCGGCGCGGCTCGCCAGGAGCCTGCGTGGCTACCTCGCTGACGCCTACGTCGCCGGACGCGTCGACGCCACCGACGCCATGAGCAGGCTGATCGAGGCCGCGGCGGACGTGAAACGGGGGCTGTCAGCATGAGCGCCATCGAACGCTTCGAGGTGAACGCCACCCCGGTCGGCTTCGAGGGGCTGACACCCAAGTACGAGATCATGCTGTACCGCTCCGTCAAGGCCGGGATCTGCGGCCCGTTCTCCGAGACCGTGACCGTCGTCGGCTTCCCCGCCATCGCCGCGAAGGTGTACGAGTGGGGCTACGTCATCACGGACTTCTTCGGCCCGGTGTGCGCCAACGGGTTCGCCACCGCCCCCGTCTCACCCCGTGAATAGACTTGACAAACCGTAGTCCATATGAGATGATCATCATAGAGATGGAAACCACCACCACCCCGTTCCCCGTGGCGATCGACGCCACGACGTACGAGCTTCCGAAGCGGCTGGGTGGCTTCAAGGACGACATCCGAGCCGAAGCTGCCGCCTGGATCAACGACGCCAGGTTCGTCCTCGAACGTGACGACCGGCTCGCCGCCGACACCTTCTCCCCCTACGCGAGGGAGCGCAACGACTACTGCGAGTCCCCCAAGACCTACACCCGCTGGAAGGTCCGGTTCGCCGACGACATGCCCGACTTCGACACGCTCGACTACTGCCTCGGTGACACCGGCTGGTGCAAGACCCGCAAGGAAGCCACCGCCGCCGCCGCCGAGTTCATC